CCTTGGTTTGTGAAATTTTCCAAAATATCCAACGTTGAGACGAAGGTGTATTTGTTAGACATTTTAGGGTCAGCAGAAGTTGTGAATACTGCAGGGGCGATTTTTTTGATTTCTTGGATTGTCATATCTTTAAGTTTTTAGTGGTGAGTAATTGATAAATCAAAGATACAACTAGATTTTCTTATTTCCAAATCTAATTCAAAGAAATTAATCCATATTTTGTTTTTTGAAAGACCCCATTGGTAAGTAGCACATTTATATCAGGTTTTCCTTTCTTAATCCCCACAACAATTTCAATTAATTGTTTTTGAGTTAAAACAATGTCCTCCCCATTATCAAAGTTCTTATAACATTGTTCTTCGACCTTTTTATAAAAAACTTCTTTGAGATCATTACCAATCAAATCAATTAATTCATTTGGATTATTCTCAAAGAAGTTTATAAAATTCTTAATGTATATTTCAACATCAACATTCATAGTATATTATTTAATTTATGTAATAAAATTGGTCACCTTGGTCTAACATTCTTTCCTTAAACTCTTCAGGAATTATAATGTTTGGATTTGTACCTTTCAAGTTAACAAAGGATAAAGATTCCATATTATTAATTGATTTTGGTAACTCTTTCAATTCTTTATTGGATGGTAAAGAAAGAATATTCAAATTTTGAAGGTTTCCAATACTCTCAGGTAATGTTTTAACCATATTTTGTAATACTAATCCACTTAAGTCTTTAAATTGTCCGATACTTTCAGGAACATCTAAAGCAATTGTTTGATTTGATGTATTGTTAATGATTAAGTGTTCAATATCTTTTGGAAGATTTTCAAATAATTCAACAAAACCATATAGTGCCACATAATTACCCGCAGAACCACCAGGATAATTTATCTCAATTTTTTTACCACCCTTAGTTGCCAAACCTTTAGCAAATTCAGATTTAAAGAAATCTTTTAACTCAGAACCTTTACCATTCAAAAATTCAACCAAATTAATTTGTCTATCATGTCTATCCATAAATTGACTTGATGGGAAATGGAATTGATATCTTTCTTCAGGTAATCCTGTTCTTTTACCTACCTTTCCACCATCATTCTGTGGGAATACAACGTACAAAGGACCATCTTTGATATATCTTTCAAACCAAGTCAAACCAGGTGCTGATGTACACCAATCAGATTCACCCTCTCTATAGTCTTTATACCCACCATAATATATTGCAGCATCTTTACTAGTTGCGTTGTTGCCCTCAACTTTTATTAAAACCCAATCTGAACCTTCATATATGATTTGGCCACCAGCGTGTTTCAATCCTTCTCTAGTTTTCTTTGCTTGTTTTTTCTCTAGTTCTTTCTGTTTCTTTTCAGGTAACTTGAAATTAGCAAAGATATCTTTAAGTTGGACAGGTGTTAATTTGTTAATGTCTCTTTGTTCTTGTGGGAGATATTGTTTTACTTTTTCATAGAATTCAAGTTGTTCTCTCATCTTGAATAAGTCCTCTAAAAACAATTCTCTATATCTTTTTATAGTTTCTTTGAATTCCTTAGATTGTGGATCCATAGACTTCATTTCCTCAGTCATTGCGGGAGCAACAAAGTGTTTTAACATCCATTGTGTGAATTTACCAACTTTAACGTTATCCATATCCTCAATGGAAGCTCCATCAATATCAAAATTTTCAGGAGCTTTGCTATCAGGGTCAGCAAATATAATTTGTTTTAATATATCAAATGTCATTAACCCTTTAGCTTTAGGATTTTTTTCTAACGCTTTTTGTGATGGGGTTACCATTTTATCATAAAGAACTTTGAATCTCGAATTTTCTACGATAAGTTTTTTAAGTACGGATGTAAATCTCATTATTTTTTTATTTTTATAAATAAATATCTAATAATTATGAAATTGTCTTATTAATTATAATATTGATTATAAACACAAAGATAGTATTTTTATTATTAAAAAACTATGAAACAAGAAAAAGATTGCACAAGTTGTAAAAAAAAGGTCAAAACTATAAAACCATCACAAATGTTGATGATTGGTCTTTCTGTTTATATTTTTATAAGTGCATTGTATGGTACTTATAAATTAACATCATATCTAATATCTATGTTTTTTTAAACTTAACAATTAAGTTAATAATTAAGTCTCCAACAATATTTTCAATCCTGAATCCCTTATTTTTAATTCTCAATGGTTTAGACGAATCAAATTCATTCGGAAACTTTACAGATAAAATTCCATCAGGATGAGGTACTTCAAAATTTTCCTTATTTAAATCTTCTTTAGTTAAAAAACAATTATAAACTAAATCGGTCTCAATTTTGTCAAAGTTCTTTTCGGGTTTAACAATAATTCTAACAACTAGATTACCGAAACTACCATTACTGAAATCCCCTTTACCTTGCATTCTAAAGAATTGCCCATCACCAATTCCTTTTGGTAATTTTATTTTAATTGTCTCTGTAGTCGGCACAGCACCATTACCAAGACAATTATTACATTTAGACTTAAATGTGAATCCTTGACCTCTACAATCATTACAAGGTTGTTTAAATATCTGTGTAAAAAATCCTGAACCCATAGTTACTGTTGTATATCCAACACCATTACATCTATGACAAGTTGATTTTTCACCACCTCTACCATCACATTTATTACAATTAGTAAATCTTTTATATGAAAAGGTTTTTTCTTGTCCAAAATACGATTCTAACGCACCAACTTCCAAATCAATTACTTTTTCAGGAACACTATTTCTTCTTTGGTTGAAAAAAGAGTTGTTGAATAGGTCTTCAAAAGTTGCACCTCCACCAAATGGGTTTTTTCTTTGTGTGTCATATTGTTGTCTTTTATTATTATCACTTAATATATCGTAAGCCTCAGATATTTTCTTAAATTTTTCTTCATTCCCACCTTTATCTGGGTGATGTTCCATTGCTAACTTTCTATAACTTTTTTTAATCTCATCATTATTTGCTGTTTCTGGAACACCTAAAATTTCGTAATAATTTTCCATTATTTATATTATGATTAATCAGTTTATTATTTATTTATGAATTATCTAGTTGTCTTATTTAAAAATAAAGAAAAAAGGAAAATAATCAACAAGTTCAAAACTAAGAAAAAAGCTTTGGACTTCTACAACAAACTTGTTTCTGAGAGTAACGATGTCGTTTTCAATAAAAGTACCGAAAATGGTTTTGAATGTTTTTTTGAATTAGCTTTATTAGAGAAAAAAGAAATGAATCAAGATAAAGTTTACATTAAAGATGAATTGGGAAGAACCATATTAGTCAAAACTGACTCAGAGGACTATAATATATTAAAAATTTCTAACTATAATATTGAGGAAGATTTTGTTGATTATTCTACAAAACAGAAAATTACAAGTTTGGGTTTAGAAAAAAAATACCTGAGTAAATCAGGTATAAAACTTGTATCTAAATTAAACAACAAGATTGTTGTTCAGAATGATGAAAAAATAAATTTATTTACTTTCAAAAATTCAGACGATGCTGATAGGTTTATTACTAGTTTTGAGAAATACTATACCACCAAAAAGAAAGATTGTATATTCGTGAAAGATTACTCATTTCCACAAAGGAAATATATGTATGAATTACTTACAAACTATGGTTTCCCTAAATCTTATCTTCAGCGATATTCAACAACTCATCCCGTAAAAAAATAAATTCAATACCTGAGATATCAATTTTAAATTGATTGGTATTTGAAAAATTATCAACTTGTGTCTTACTAAAATCGAAATCTTTTTGGTTTAAAGAGAATACAACAACAGATCTGCTCTCAGGAAATATTTTTCCTATTTCATCTGATACTAATGCAAGTTTTTCAATCAACCCATTAATACTTTCTTTATTCGTTGCCATATTGTCAATTTTTTTGGTTTTGTGATTATATTTTCTTTTTTAGTTTTAAGGATTTCATTGATTAGTTTTTCTTTTTGGACTTTAACTTCCAAGCTATCCTTTTGTTTTTCTTTTTCTAACCAATCAAGTTGTTGTTCTAATTTGTTCTTCATCATCTTCTAATTGAATTTTTGTCGATTTTTCTACAATGTCAAATTGGAGACCTTTAAGTTTATCCAAATTTTGTTTTTCAAAAATTTGTTTAAGTTCCTCAACCTTACTTTCAAATAATCTATCTTTTTCTTCTCTTTCCAAATTATATTTAATAATATTTTTGATGTTGATGTGTGCTTTTTGTACACCATCTTCAGTAATCTCGGTTACGTAAGAAAAAAGTCTTTCATTTTGTATTTGTGATGTTTGTTCCATAATTTTATCTTCTTCAACAAACTTCTTAGGTATTTTCCAAGTATTGGGGAAACTAACATCAAATGATAGATAATTTTTAAGTTTTCTTACCGATTGTAAGTATGGTAATAATGCTGAAAATTCTTGATATAAACTCATAATTTTATAAAATATGTTAATGTATAGGCTAATGACATTCCTAAGAATATGAGTTCCCTATTACTCATAACCATTGGTACTGGTGGATTAGATAATAGAGTACTCATAAACCTATGGATTACTCTGAGGATAATTAATATAGAAAAAATATTCAAAAATAGAAATAAACTATCTATATTATACATTTTCCTCCTTTTTTCTTTCTTCGAGAATTTCTGTTCTCAGTTTTTGCAATAAATTTTTTAAATCTTGTGCAATTTTTCTTGCTCTTGTTCCAGCACTATTGTTGCCTTTGAAAAATTTTGTTGTGTCTACTGATAGTTCTTCTGTCAGGGTTTTAATTTTTTCAATTGTTTCCATTTTATGTTTTTTTTTAATTACTTAAAAAGTAAATTTTTTTGGGTTTATGTAAATAAAAAACGTGTTTTTTTTAAATTTTAAGACTTCTATCTAACAACTTATATAGCACAACTATCATATCTAAATCAGATTTTGTAAATGGTTTTTTTATATCAAATAGTTCGTCAAAAAAATTTTTTACAGATTTTTTTATTTTTTCCTCTTTTTGGTTATAGAATATATCTTCAAAGAATATTTTAAAATAATCAAAATGTTCTCCTTTCAAATCAAAATATAAACCTTCTTTTTTAAAATTTTCGATTGTTTTATTCCAACACCATTCAAAATGTTTTTTGTTATCTTCTTTTGTTAAAGTTATTTTTGTTTCAATGGAATTAGTGTTTTCACCCAAATATGTCATTTTAATCAGTTCATATAATGATTGACTGAAATCTGAAAATAACTCCATCTTTTCAGGAATTATATTATTCATTTTCAACCAAACATCAACTTCGTCAGGTGGCACAGGTTTGGATATATAATTAAAAAAATTCTCCATAAGAAATATAACTTATGGAGAATATAATAATTAATAGTAAAATGTAATTACTGAGTTTTTCTATTGTAACTGAATAATTGTTTCATTCTTGAGAACTCTTCATTTAAAACTTTAACATTTTTTTCTTCAGTAGATTCTAATTTTAGATTTAATCCTTTTCCTTTTTCTGTTCCAGTCTTTTCGTTGAAAACAGGTTGGGGTACTCTATTATAAGATTGGTCTTTTAACTTCTTTAAAGTATTCTTCTTTCTCATCTTGTTAAATCTCTTATTTGTTTCAGAATCTAAAGCATTACCACCAGGTGCATTACCTGTCTTAGAGTCACCATCAAATAATTTATCCATCCAATCTTCATTATAGTTAATAGCATCAGGAATAGGGAAATTTTGACCAGCAATTTCATAATTGAAATCTTCCAAATCATCAGTCATTTTGTACGCTTTCTTATCCATTTTTGCTAACTCACCATTACCCTTAGGGAACATCTTTGGATTCATATCAAATTTACCTTTAGACCCATCCTTTAGGTAATCTTTCATCTTCTTTTCTAATGACTTGAAGTATTCTTTGTTTTCTTTACCTGAACCTTTGTGGGCTTTCTCATAAACTGTAAGTCCTTTTGGTTTACCTATTGTTTTAAGTCCTAAAGCCTTTTGTTCAATAACCAAATTTTCAATCAAATCAACCATTTCATTTTCTGAAAGTCTGATAGTGTCACCCATTCTATCTTTGATATGGTATTCAAGACTCTCTTTTTTCAAATCGTAATTTGATTTGTCCTTAAATTTTTTTCCACCTAATTTAAATGTTCCACCTTTTTTAGTCTGAGCTAATTTAGCAGTAAAAGCATTACCTTCTTCTACTTCCTCTTCTTCAACATTATGTTTTGATTTTTTACTTTTACGTAAAAGTTTAAAATCTTCAGCATCAATTTTATTGTTTTTGTTTTTATCTAACTTTTTTTGTTTTCCTTTTAATTCTTCATTTAACATACTTTGATGAATTTCACATCTTTCTTCATCGAATTTATCACTATTTTCATCACAATAGTCATTCAAAACGTCCTCATCGGTTATATCTTCCTCATAGTCATCTTCATAGTCATCAAACTCCTCAATATAGTCAAATGATTGTTTTTTTGGAAATTTTCCAGCAACATCATAGATTCCTTCATATTTCTCACCACATTCCATACATTCACCTTCTCTCATCATTCCACCACATTCGCACATTTCTCCTTCATTGATTGGTTCAATATCGTCTTCACCCTCAATATATGGGTCTAAATCATCATCATCACCATATAATTCGTCATCTAAATCAATGTCACGAATAAAATCTTCTTCAGGTGTCAAAGAATCTCTATCAATATCTCTGAACATATCTTTGAAGTTTACTTTTTTATAATCTCTTGGGTCAAAGTCACGACTATCACCTCTTGTGAATTCATCATCACCATAAGCTTCTTCTAAATCTTTGATTCTATTCATTAATTTATCGGCCTTGGATTCCAAAGTTTCATTAATGGCTCTTCTTAATAAGTTTTTGTAGTATCTTTCTGAGTTTTTCATTTTTGTTTTTTAATATAAATATTATCTTTTTCCTTTGTGTAAATTTTGGATAAGTAATTTTTTAATGTATTGTTCACTAATGTTATATTTTTCACTTAATTCTGATACAATTTTATCAAGTTTTTGTTCATTAGTTAAATTAAGTGCATTAATATCACCCTGATTACAATAAGGGAATGTTTTACATTCCTTTTTAACTTGAACGAATTGTCCACCAGGAATCTGAGTTTTAGATTTACCTCTCCAATGTTTCTTTTTTGTTGATTTAGCCCAAGCCGCAGGTGTAACATAAGCTCCTGCAGAACCTGAACCAGTTGCTTCTTTAGTTTCAACTTTTTTGGGTGTTTCCTTGAAACTATCTTTCACAAATTTAGAATTGGGGTTGAACCCAACAGGTGCAAGAAATCCACCAGCTGAACCTGAACCAGTCGCTTCTTTAGTCTCTTTTTTCTTTTTACCTTGACAATGTGCTCTTTGACTAAACCCTTTGGGGTGAGTACAATCTACACTATCTTTATATTTTTGACTCCATTTTTCTTCAACTTCTTTTTTTGTCATTTTGATGGAATCTTTCGTAGTCTTTTTATTCTCTTTAGTTTCTGTTTTTTTCATAGAGAAAACTTTACCAATAGGTAAATTCATTTTCTTATTACCCACCAAATCTTTGATTTGTGATTTTTTTATTTTTCTTTTAATTATGGGTGTTTTATCCTCATCTACAGCACGTTTGAATTTATCTTTAGTGTCACTCATATCTGATAAAGATGATGAGTCGTAATCAGATGGGTTCATTAAATTACTTACTTTTGAAAATTCAGACCCCATTGTAGTTGATAAGTTTTTACCAAATTGACTTTCTTTAATTTCTCTCATCTGATATTTTTGTTGTTTTACGATTACCTAAAATTTTAGCCCATTTTGATTTAAATTTTTCATAGTACCCTTTTAATTTTTGTACTACTTCCATAAAATCATCTGACATAGTTATCATCTCACCTTTCATATAAACACCATTTTCTTCACCAACTAAGTACATAAAATCAACATTAAACTCAATAAGTTTACCCGACCATTCAACAGAATTTGGATATACATTTAGTTGATTAAATTCAACTAAGTCGGAAACTTCATTTACGAATTCTTCCATAGTTTCTTGGAATGCTGTTTTCTCGTCACTAGTGAGTTTCAATTCTTTTTGGTCTTTACCATGAAAAACTAATAACCCACCTGAAATTCTATATGTTTCTCTTTTATCTCTTTTACTTTTTTTATCCATTCCTTCATCCTCAAGCTCATCATCTTCAATTTCAGTTTCAACTGATTTTGCAACATTTATTTTTTTTGTTGGATTGGATGAAGTTAAGTCATATTGTTCATTAAGAATTCCATATTGTTTTTTTATACTTTGAAATTCTAACAAGGAATCTTTAGTTGATAGCATACTTCTTGATGCCTCCAATAATTTTTTTATTTCATCGTGTTTGTTATACATTTTCAATTTTGTTTCTAAAAATTTCAAAATCAAAGGCGGGACTTAAATCAGTAAAATTTGAATCAAAATTACTTCTCGTCACAATACCTTCAAATTTTTCAATACCATTTATTTTTGTGTTATGCTCAATTACTTCTTTTGACATTCGCATTTCTTTCACAATGTTCTTACAAAGTATAGATAAAGATTCTATTTGTACTTCCTTGTATGGATCCCAAAAAAAATAATCACGCCATTTTCTTTCAAATGACTTACCTTTATAAATATCACCTATCCAATTAACGTATTGGTTTTCTAATGGTTGTTTTTCTAACCATCCCAAATTTTCTAAACTTACAATTATTGAATTTCTATTTAAGTTTATTTCAGAAAAAAATTCTGTGTGTTCAATATTTTCCAATAATTGTAATACTTTACCTTCTTTTGTTATAATATAATTTGGAATTCTTTTATAAGTTCCATTATACCTATAACGTAAAGAAGCCAAATAATTCTCCACATTTCTACTAGTGTGTGTAAGAATTATTTGACTCTTCTTTTTTTGTTTACCAAGAGGTTTAAAGTTACCATATTTGATTATGTCTATCATAGTCTGTCTATGGATACGTTTGACTTGGTGTATGTCAGTTTTGTTGGACGAGTTGGTGTTACTTTTGGTTCTTCTTTAACTTCAATTAATTCAGGTTTGAATTCGTTAGAATCTGAATATGGTTGTACCTCTATTTCAACTTCCTCACTTTCAATTTCAGAATCTATTGTAGTTAGTTCCCCTATTATAGTTTCAACTTTTTCATCAATAGGTGATTCTACAACTTCTTTTTTCTTTCTACCTTTTTTAACTTTTGGTTTTTCAACCTCTTCTTTTTCCAATATTGTTTCCAAATCCATCAATGAAACAATTTCTAAATCTCTATCGTTTTGGAAATCATTATTAATTGGTTTTTCAGGTTCTTCATACTTAACAAAGAAGTGTAATGATGTTAAGGATATTACAGGTAATAAACCACCACCTAATATTGCTAACCATCTTTTATGTGCAATTATATCTGTTGGTTCTGTCCCAAATATTTCAAAAATTGGGGACGTAAGTTCAACCCATGATGTGAACAATTCTCCTGTTGGGTCAATCTCTTTGTATGAGTAGAATATATTTCCCACCATTTGAACAAATGTTACCAAACCGAACATAAACCACACACCACCTTTAATTCTTTGTGTTGCGGCAATCAGTGCGGTTATAGCCCCAATCTCAATTGCTATTGAAAGGTAGATTGCCCAACTAATCGGATTTGTAATATCATACCACGCAACAACGTGAGATATAGATATACCAGCCACCAAAAAGATGGGAACTAAAAACATAGAACGGATGGGATTATTTTTAATCCAAGTAAATAAGTTATTCATTATTTTGTTTTTTCATTTCAATATACATTATATAACCATCATTATCAATGTATCCATAATCAATTATATCCATATCAAACTCATCTGCTATCCTTGGAAACCTTTCTTCAATTATTTTATTAATAACTTCCGATTTTTTTAATCCTTTATATTGTTCTTTCTTAAATGCAGCATCCCAACAACTCTTAACCCAACCTTCCCAAAACACAATTGAGTCATCTTTATTTTGAATATATACCTGGTCATCATACCCATCCCAATCATCTAATAACATATCATAATCAGGGTCTTCAGTATTATATTCAGGATTGTCTTCAACTTTTTTTAGGAAGTTATCAATCAACTCCATTCTGGTTAGGTCAGACATAAGACAACCCCTATATTTGGGGGTGTCTCTAAGTTCAAATCTATTTAATTCTTCTAATTGTCTTTCGGTGATTACTATTTTCATTTTTCAAGTTGCTGAAGTTCTTTGTCTATTTCAGCTTGTCTATTTACATCAAGGATTTTTCTGTCTGTTGACTGAATCATCCTTTTCTCAGATTTCAATCCTTCAACTTTGATTTCTTTCTGGAGGTGTTTAATTTCCACTTTGATTGAATCTAATTGGTTTAAAAATTTCTTTTCTGATGCCCTTTTAGCAGCACTTGATGTACAAGTTTGTAGTACAATCAATAAAACTAAAATACCAAGTCCATACTTTTCAACAAATTCTAAAATTTTTTTCATACTAGTTTTTTTTATAAATATTAATTAATGTTTTATTACATCCACTCAAATAAATCACCTGATAGATTTCTTAGTTTTCTAAGTGATTTTTCCTTTATCTGACGTACCCTCTCTTTAGTTAGATTGAAATCTCCACCAATATCTTCTAATGTTCTTGGAGAACCCGATAACCCAAAGTAGTCCTCAACAATCACTCGTTCTCTTTCATCCAAACAAGTCAATAATCCCAATAGTTTCGTTTTAAGAATATCTTTAGTGTGAAAAGCTTCATCAGGCATATCCGCAGCATCATTCTTTAGAACATCAAATAAAGTATCACCTTCTTCATTGATATCCATATCCAAGTCAATCATAGATGGTAAGGTTGTAAATTTAGCATCTAATTCACCACCTTTAGAGTCAACTTCTTTTTTTGCACGTTGTAAATCTTGAACCACATTTACTGGGAGACGAATGGTTCTCGCATTATCATTTAAACTTTGGAGAATTGATTGTTTAACCCACCATACCGCATAAGATATAAATCTTAAGTCTTTGTTCCAATCAAAGTTTTTGATAGCTTTCATTAAACCAAAATTACCTTCAGCAATAAGGTCACCTAAATCTAATCCCTGATTTTGATATTGTTTTGCAACAGTTATTACAAATCTTAGATTACCCTCTAATAACTCTTTGTGGACTTTTTCAATGTCTTTTTGTGATAAAGTACCTGATTTCATCAAGACAGCTAATTCTTTCTCTCTCTCAGGTGTCATTACTTTTTTCTTTCTAATGTCTTTTAAGTAAGACTGAATTTCTTCTTGATTAATTGGAATACCAGAATTTTTCTCTTTCATATTAGTTTGAATATTGTTTAAGTAAATTTTTTTCATCATTAGTTAATGAACTCATACCACTAACGTTTATTTTGTCCAAAAGTTCATCTAAAGTAGGAATTATTTTTTTGGGTTTATAATCTTTCATTTCATCAATATTAGCAATCATTGAGTCTCTCAATTCCTCTTGTTCTTCTCTTGAGAATACTTCATTTTCCTTACAAATATTCGTGCCAAATAATAACTCTTCATACTCTTTTTCAAACCAATATGACATTTTGTCAGTTTTTATTGGTACTAAAATGTGTGTAATTGATAAATCACCCAAAATTGTGTCAAAGAAATTTTTTGTATCAGCAAAAGAATTTTTTGTTTCAAATGTTAAAATGGCCGATTGTTCACCAAAAAAATACTTAACACCTGTTTTGTTACAAATCAAACTAATTTCGTGAGCAACGGATTTTACAAATAACTCTTGTTCATTGTGGGCAATAAAAATCGTGAGTAAGTACTTCATATTTTTTGTATTTTTTTTTTGATGTTCACAAAGATATAAAAGATTTCTATAAAACAAAAATCCCACTCAAAATATTTTAGTGGGATTTTAAATTTTTAATTTGAACGACCTTTTCCGCGTTGATTTACATATTCACCAAATGCTGAAGTAATTTCAGATGGGAGGGCTCTTCGACTTTCTTGGTAATTCCATTCAGGATAACATCCTTCACGTTGAAGATATTGTTTTAAACATAATTCTTCCATTTTTTTGGCACTAATTGCAACTTCATCTATTTCATTTTCAAAAAGACCTGGAACTTCTGTTTCTATTAAATCCTTGTAAATCATAAAAACTTCAACCTTATTACCTTTTTTGATTTCATCTCTAATAAACCAATTGATTGCGAATCTATTGATACCAGGGTCATCTTGTCCGGATTTTAAATAACATCCAACACAACTAGATATACCTGTTTTACAAGAAGATTGACCGATTTTGTAAATAATACCATTTACAACAAATATATAAACTAAAGCAACATACTTGTTTTTCAATTTTTTAGGGAAATTTTCATCGTAGATAAACCCTAATGCTATATCATAGAAAACATAATTATTTCCATTATATTTTTTAGAACCAAGAACAATTTCACCAACTCTTATTACTTTTTTTACTTCAGAGATATTCATAGTTTTTCAATTTTTTTGTAAGATAATAATTTTCTATTGTTTTACACTACTAATGTTATTTTCTTTAGAAATTTTAACAATGTTGTCGGCCCAATTACTTACTAATGGATTGTGAGTAATAACGAATATCTTTTCAAAATAGTTTTTAATCTTAGTAAAAAATTCACCAACCATCTCCAAGTTTTCATTTGATATTTTACCAAATACTTCGTCAAATACTATTATATTTGGTTTTGGTAATGAACATATCTTACTTAAAACAGCTCTTAACGCCAATGATGCTATAGTTCTTTCATAACCGGATCCTGATGACATCAATTTCTCAACTTGAGTATTGTTATCTATCATCACAAATTCAACTTCATTCTTATCATTAATATTGATTTCCAACCTAAAATGAGAACTATCTTCCAATAATCTTTGTAACTCAGAGTTTAACATTGGAATCATTGTTTTCATTATCATTTTGGATATACCATTCTTACCAAAGATTTCCAAATATACTTTATAGATTCTTTCTTTCTTAGATTCAACTTTAATTTTCTCAATCGTTTGAATATTTTGTTCAATCTTATCCTTTAAACTTTGGATTTGATAATTATTTGAATCAAATATTCTTTGAACCGATGTTTTTTCTCTATCTAATTCATCTAATCTCAAGTTGGCTTTGATAAGTTGGGTTTCAATCTTGTTATTTGTGGATATTTTATCTTGTAACAAATTAAACTTTTCCAACTTATCTTCCAATCCTTTGATTTTCATCATATAACCCTCAATTGTAAGTTCATATTTTTCTTTGATAAGTTTGTTTTTCTCATACTCATCAAACTCTTTTTTTAATAGAACATACTTAGCTTCTCTGATTATTATATTATTCATTTCCCCCTCGAATTGGTTCTTTTGTATAATATAATTGTCAAGTTCTGCAATCTTAGATTGGGTTATTGAGGCCATCATTAATTCAATACCACAATGTTCACACTTAATCCCACCATCAACTGAAGATTTTAAACTTTCAATAGATTTGATATTTTGTTCAAGTTGGACAATCTTTTTGTAGTAATGTTTGTGTTCATCTTTCAACCAATCGTGTTCTTGTTCTGAATAAAACTCTGTTGGTTCAACAACCTTGAGTTCTTTTAATTGTCTTTCAACACTTTGTTTTTGGGTTTTAATTCCGATGATTTCACTTTCAATACGTTCAGGAATAATATTGGAGATTTCAATATCAATATCCGTGTGTTTGGATTTTAATAATGTATCTCTATATTCTTGTCCTTTGATTATTCTGTTTTGAACATCAATAAGATTTGATTGCTGAATTGTATTATCATTTAGTAATTGTTCAATCTTGATATTATATCCATCATTATCCGATTTCAACTTTTCACTAGAATATACATTAGATATCATTGATTTGGAAAATTCAGAATATATCTCTTTACATGTATCTTCTTTCTTCTTAATAAAGTCTAACCCCATAAATCTAGACAATACTTGTCCTCTTGCTGTAGGTTTGGAATCAATTAACTCCTCAAGATTTGTTGCAGTTGTTAAGATTGTCATCAAGAAATCTTCTTTTGTCCCAATGGAAGATTTGATAAAACTCTCGGTCTCTCTTCTTTGTTCTCCTGTGAAGTTCTGTAATGAACCATCACTCAATTTCTTAAAGAAATCCAACTCAGTTTTTACATTCCAATCCCCATCTTTTTTCTTCTTTCTTTCAATGTTTCTAACAATAACATATTCATCCCCATCAATAATAATTTCACCCTTTACGTGAACTTTATCTTTGTTGGAAAATCTGTTAAAGATTTCTTCAGCTTTTGATGTTTTGGTTGTTTCATTGAAAAATAAAAACAATAATAAATCCACACTAAGAACTGTCTTACCACCGAAATTAGGTGGATTTGATTCCACCACCGAAATACCATTACATTTGTCAAAATCAATCTTTTGATTTTCACCATAAGATAAGAAATTGGAAAATTCAATGTTTTTAATATACCATCGTTTGAATGGTGAAATTTCATTATCATTCAACAATAATCTATTGTCAACAGCTTTGTCTAAACTCAATATATCATCAGTAAGATTTGTTATATTTTTATTGTCCAAATATGATTTTACCAATTCATATTGATAGTTTTTATCTAAGATATTGAATGAGACATCAATTGTTTGTGTTGTGACATCTGAAGATTTGGTTTTGGTTATTACGTTAACATTTGCCGAGTTATACTTCTTTTGGAAATAATGTCTAACACTTTTAATTTTTTCTTGTGTAAAGTTTTCAGGATAGTCTTCCCATACAACTTGTATATATGGGTTATCAAACTTATTAAAATCAATATCTTTAATCATAAAATTATAATTGAATTCAAGGGGTGGATTAAATAAATCCATAAGATTTGTTACTGGTTTTCTTCTGTTATTGGTGTTTCCAATTCACTTGGGTCAAAAACTGAGAAATTTAAATCTTGCCCACCTAATGTGACTTTCATTTCATTTTCCAATTGTTCTTTTTCTGTTAATTTGGATTGGTATTCTTTTAATTTTTGTTCCAACATTTGAGTGTATTGTTTTTGGAATCTTTTCTTTTCTTCAGCAATTTTTGCATTTCTTTTTGCAACTTTTTTGTTGTGTTCTTTTGTTTTCTTTCCCATTTTAATTATTAGTTGTTTTTTTATATGTTTTAAATCCACAATAAGTTCTTAAATCCATCAAAACATCTTCAATGTTTTGATTTAAATTGTAAAACTCATTGTAATTAACTGTTGTAATTTCAGTTCTCCCATCAGGTTTTTCACTTACTGAAACAATCTTATCAGGATTGATGAAAACTGAACTATTTTCTAATTTAAACTCGATTAGTTTCATTTTGTTTTTTTATTAAATATATTTTTTTAAAATTGGATTGTCAAATTAAAATCCCCCAATAATGTGGGGGATTAAATTATTTGTCTCGTTCATTTGGATCTAATAATCCCTTTCCATATTTTTTAATCCGTTCATCATATCTTATCTTTACTCGTTCTGAGATGGGTATTGGATACCCTTCTTCGTCAATTCTAACAAATTTAATATTGGTGGATACAACCACTTCTTGTCTGCCAGTATGGACATTGTGTTTTCTAACCTCAACATATAATGTTACTGAACTATTACCGAATTCATGAATAGTTCCATATATCTTAATAATATTGTTAACCTTTACTGGATTTTTAAATACTAGTTCATCAATCTTTATTGTTACCATTCTTGGGGTGTCACATATCTGAGCAGCATATGCCGCAGCACATTGGTCAATTAACCCCAATAAAACACCACCAAAAATATTATCATGTGCACCAACATCGGAAGTTTTACAGATATACGTTGTAATTAATTCCATATTATTTCTGAGGTCTATTTTCTTCATAATATTCAACTATTGCGTTAATTCCCCATACAGCACCAGATGCCATTAATCCATCAAAAAACCAAGAATAAAAAATAGGTAACCCAAAAATGTGACTACAAGGTGACCATAATGTTAGTCCAATAAAAAATCCAATCCAGGTAGAGCAACACATCATACAAGATAAAATACCATCAATAAAGTGAAAGAGGTATTGAAATGGTGTCAATGGGTTACTCCCCAATCTTTTAAAAAAATTTCTAATCCCTTGGAATATACTTCCATAAACCATAATGTTTGTAAAACCATAAGCTAAAACAAACCAAGCTATTAAATGTGTAATCATAATATATTATTTTTGTTTTTTATTATACAAATTGATTCGTCCAACTTTTCACATATTTCCTTTAATTCATCAATACTGAAATGTTCAATATTAAACCATTCCCTTTCAATATTATATTGTTTGAATCTGAAATGTAATGCTTTTTCTAGTTGTGTTGGGTATTTTGTTTCATAAATAAGAATAGGAATTAAATTTGGGGAATTCAATTCTTTTATCCTTTTTTTTATATCTCTTTTTGTGAAACCTATCTTTATTTGATTTGCGTTGTCTTTGACAAAGTAAACAAAACCCACTACTTTTTTATATTAAAATAGTGGGATTATATAAAAGTTAAAGATTATGACTAATATTTGAACCTTTCATATATACAGCACCAGTATTTGATACCAGTTTTTCCAATTGTTCAATCTTATTATTCAATTCGGATATTACCTTATCCTTATCCCCAATTTCCCTTCTTAATTTCATTAAAGTTTCTTGGAGCATTCCCATTTTTTCATTTGGTTTTTCAACCTCCTTGATAACCTCAACTTCTTTAATTATTTCAACAATTTTTTCGATGATTTGAGTGTCACCTGAAATATAGATTGGAACTTCTTTGATAACTTCAACTATCTTTTCAATCGGCACTTCTTTCTCAACGTACAAGGTTTTAATGACTTCCTTTTCAACCTCTTTAATAACCTCGACTGGGACCTCTCTAATCTTTTCTTTCTCCACATATTTAATAACCTCAATCGGAATTTCTTTATCAACATATTCTATAATTTTTTCTGTATTATCACCAATTAAACCATATTTTTTAATATCAAATCCTTGTTTAAAACAATCTTGAATAAATTTATTTATATCCGTAATACCATTTAGCATACAGAAATCATAAATTTCTTTTTTATCTTTTATTTCTACTGAATACATTATTTACCAAGATTATATCTATCACAAACATCTTGTAATTCCTTTGAACGAACTTCAGTTCCAAGATGCCATTTACCACATAACAAACAAGGATTATCACTTATAGGGTTTCTATAAATCTTAGTTTTGTTATATTCATCATTGGCTTTCTGAGCCTCTTCTTTGGTTTCGAATCTAGTGGGTCTACCACAAACAATATCTTCCATCAAACATTAATAAGTTTTTCCTTTCCATTTATGATATCATCATACGAACTCATTTCAAATTTAAGAAAAGGCCTATGATTATTCAAATCAACAAATTTATATTCATTTTCAACAACATCATAAATACCAAATCCGTGTTTTTTAACAGTTTCACCATAGTTTTGTTGTATTGTCGATCCCACCATATACGCTTTCTTACCACCAAGAATATCAAATATCTGTCTTTTGTGAATATCCCCACATAGAACGATATCACATCCTTCAAACTTACTAACCTCATATCCTATTTCAAACTTGTATCCAATGTCTGTATATAAACCAACAATAGGTCCGTGAAACAATCCAATCTTCAATCTGTCAGATTTCTCTATGATTGGTGGGATGTTATGTTCAAATAAGGAATAAACAACCCAATCAATGTTATCATCCTGATATACACCTCTATCCTTGTAATAAACAATATTGTTATTGTCCATTGATTGAATGATGGGGGTTAGTGTGTCTAATCTAGACAAATTATTTTCAAGCATATCGTGATTACCTACAATAATAATTGTTTTAGCAATCTTTGAACACTCATCCAATACCCACCTTACCATTTCAATAAGTTCAGGACTGACTTGGTTTTTACTATGGACTAAATCTCCAGTGAATACCACTCTATCAGGTTGTGTCTCCTTGAATTGATTAAACATATCCGTGAGGATTGTTTTGTATAGGTCGTGGTCTTTTATTAATCTCAAATGTAAATCTGAGAAATGGACTAACTTTTTTATCATATTTAAAATAATTCGAATTGTTCATTAACGTGTCCACAATCATCACAACGATAAGTTGGGAATGGTACTAAGGTATCTTCAAAACTACCCGTTAACATTTTAGAAACTTTTTTGATAAGAACAACTTCTTTGAAATATTTTGAACCACACTCTTCGCAAGTGATAGTTGGTTGTTCTTTAAGGTCAATTTTTGGTAGGTTTTGTTCTGTATTAATTAAGTTGTCCATATTATTCTACAATTATATTATAATCTTCATTATCAATTTTATCCCACTCAATATCTTGGTTATTTAATTCTTCCATTAAATTTTCATAAATGTCACCATCCATAGGTTTCATATCCCTTCCATTTTCTAAAATATATGATTGGATTTCATCTTCACTCATACCTGCCAATTCAGGATAATCTGAGATGTTTATAACCAATGGTTTTTTTCTAATGTAAGTTGTATAAGATTCAAAAACTGAAACTTCAACTGATTTTAATTCTTGATTTTCCATTTTTAATTGTTTTTTTTATAAATTAATTTAAACGTATCAGGTTCTATACCTATAATTTCCTTGTCTGACACAAATTTGACTCCATTGTATTCAAATACGTGTTTCTTTTGTAATCGTTTCATTACAAGTTTAAACTCATCAAAATAATCCTTTTCTTTTTCTTTCTTTAGCTCTAGTTCCATTTGTTAAAAAATTTTAAGATTCATTACTTGATTAATAACCGACATTGGTATTCTAAATTCTTCGAATGTTCCATCGTCTTTCAACAATACTATAATTGCCCCAAAAAGTCCAATTTTTTCATATTTACTTTTTTTCAACATTTTAAACAATAATCTTAAATATAGTGGAAGTTGAATATAATAGTGTCCTAAAGCATTATTTGGTAATTTATTGAAGGGATGTTTCATTGGTTTTGTGAATTGATTGGACTCAAAGTTCTTACTTTTATTTGTTTTCCAGTCTGTACAAAAAATACCAATTTGATTTTTTTCTTTATTTTCAATCAACCACATTTTATCTGGTTGTCCAACATAACTTAACTCATTATCACCCAATACCATTTCAGTATCAAGTAGAACAGCACCTCGTTCTTTCATTAATTCCAAACATTTGATTCCACCACTTACCATTCTATCACTCTTTAATATTTGTTCAAAATCACAATCAAATATTGGTTGTCTAACATCCTTTTTTATGTCAAACATATCTAATGATTTTTGCTCTAATAAGTAGTGAGTTCTACTACCTAGATTAGTTGAGTATGTTCCAGCATCAGACCATTCTTTTAATAATTTTTGTTGTTCTTCAACATCCCCCTTTGCTTTCTTTAATGCAATTTCCTCAGCGGGAAACTCATCATAATATTTTTTTATTATTTTAGATACAGATTTCCAATCATCTCTTAATTCACCATTTACATCCATCATTGTGTATTGGTGTTTTTCTTCCTCAAAAGTTAATTGTAATTCTTGTTGTCTATTTCTTACAATTTCTAATATCTCATCTCTAACTTTATATAAATCTGTCATTTTATTTAATTTCAATATAATAATTTTTTATGTCGCCCCTCAAGTCAGCAATATCTTTATCTAAAGGTAATTTAACAATTTTAATTCTTCCATATAACTCACCACCATTTAATTCGTGGTATAAACTTACTGCATTATCATAAGCATCACCATCCAATGCAATTGTTATATTTCCTTTGGCCTTATCATATAAGGTGTTGAATAACAATGAACTCATATGTTTTCCTAACATTGGAATACTATTCGGAATAAAAATGGCATCAAATGCTCCTTCAACCAAGGTAATATCTTTTTCCCAATCAATCAAATTTTCAAAGAAGATAATTTTATCTTTTTCGGCTTCAGGATTTTTATATTTGGCTTTGGTATGTAAATCCCAACTTCTTGCAATATAATAATTTAATTCACCTTTTTTATTATATGATGGTATTACAATTCTACCTGAGTGACTTCCATTATCGCAAAAACCAATACCATACCTTTCGATAATATCATCATTAATACCCCTATTCCTCAAATAGTTATATGCTTGTCTTCTTACAGGATAAACTGAAGAGACTTCATTAAATTTTTTAAAATTTTCAGGTAACTTTAGTTTGTTATATTGTTTTTTTTCTTTTGGTTGGTTTTCTTCAGGGGCAATAACACAATATGTCTTATAATGGGATTTTTTTCCATATTTCTTTATCAACTTACCTAATGATCCGTGCATATCATTAGTATCACCGCAACTCCAGCATTTATACACGTGTTGAAAGTAGTTTACTTCCATATTACCTTTGTGTCTATCGTCATCACAAATTGGGCAATCCAAGGCAATTTGACCCTTAGATTCGTAGTGTTGTTTTTCCTTACCAAAGATATCTCTCAGTAAATCAACTATTATTTCATTATCGTCTGACATATTATTCACAAAGTTTTACTACCTAATATATTTATTAAAAACAATTTTGTCAAATGCCAACAACAATAACAATAAATGGAGTTTCAGGTGCAACACCTTTTGACATTTATCTTTGTGATGACCCTCTTACCACTTGTGTCTATGTTGATACAATTACTGGGGGTACTTATTCTTTTGATGTTCCATTAATTATGGATGGTCAACTTTCTTATAATCTTAAAGTAATTGATGACAATAATTGTGAAATAATCTCAAATCTAGTAGTTTAATAAATGAGTTGTTTTTGTCCATCGGGTTATACCCCAACCATAGATTCAGATGATTGTATATATACAATAACTGCCGCAACAAGTGGTGGTACATATTTTTATACTGGTGTCGCTGCGGTTGATGTAAGTGTTTATTGTAAGTTTGGTGTTTTTTTCTATGAAGATATTACAAACTTATCATTTCCAATAACCACTTCAGGCACAACCGGAACAACAACAACTGAAAATGGTACTTCATTATTTAGCACCCAATTTATGGTTGATAATAGTGGAAGAATTTTAAATATTCAAGCCGGTGGTAATGGTGCTCCATATGGACCAACATCAATACAAAATAGTTTATGGGGAACAGGAATTGGTACTAGTACTGGTAGATTAAATAACGCAGGTATTTGGGCAACATCAGTCGTTCCTGGTGACCCAATAGATGAATGGTTAGGATTTTCATATTGTTTAGATATAGTTTCTGGTGGAACTTATTTTATTGGTGTCGCTTCAGATAATCTTTTCAAATTAACATTAAACAATCAATTATTAGTTCAAAGTAATACAACAAATTTTGATTATAGTGCTCCTTTAGGTATGCCTGGTACATATATTGGGTTTAATAGTTGGAGTGTTTTCCCAATTACTCTAAGTTCAGGTCTTAACATAATCCAAATGGAATCCTTGAATTTAACAGGTAATCCTTTATCAAATTATGCGGCCTTTGCTGCGGAAATATATTCAGGTTCAGTTTCTACATTGAGTGGTTATACAAGTTATTCTCAATTAAGTGCTGATACTATTTTTACAACATTAGATTTTATTGGCCAAGATATTCCGTTATCATCAAGTGGCGCAACAACAAATACGGGTTATACTTGTCCTGATGGGTATTCATTATATACTTGTAGTGGAACACCATATTGTATTTTTATAGATAAGGTAGGATTAATTAGTTTTTGTATAAGTGACACTGGATTAGGTTATGATGATAACTTTACACTTTCAGGGACTTATAATTCAGAACCATATTGGAGTGGTAGTTCAACTAGTAGAGTTATCTATTTAACTTCAGGTGGGATGTGGTGTTTATCTGATACTTTGGGTGGAACTTGTCTTTTGGAAGGTGCTTACCCTTGTACTTCAACTTGTCCTGATTTGTGTGATACATATTTTAGTGAGGGAGTTTGTCCGACACCAACACCAACACCTACAATTAATTGTTCAGTATTAGATTTTACCGCAATATTTGATTGCGAAGTAACACCAACACCATCTATTACCCCAACATCAACCACTACTCCAACACCTACCCCAACACCAACACCAAGTGATCCTTGTGGTGGTAGAGCGGTAGATGTGACAATAACTGGATATACACCAACTCCAACACCTACAATTTCAGTGACACCAACAATGACACCTGAAATAACAAGACCTTGTAATGTTAATGGAAATGTTACATTTAATATTATTGACGCTTACATAGAATGTCCAAGTAGTAAACAATTCCAAGATTGTGAGACTGGTAAAATGTATTATACTACTAAAAAGTTAATAGTTCCTTCAGGTGATGTTTTAGCCCCATTTATGGTTTTCAAAGCTGATGTAAATGGTGTATCAAAATGTATTTCGTTTGTTGGTATCAATATGTTAATAATTGGTGTTGATGATATTGTTTTAGTTGATGGTGTTTTAGGATACTCAAACTTAGGTGAATGTTCTTTATGTACACCAGATATTCCTCCAACACCAACTCCAACAATGACACCTACAATAAGTCTAACACCTTCGGTAACACCAACTATTTCAGCACCTATGGGTTATTATGTTTATAGAAATTGTAATACTTTAGTTTATTTAATTCAAACATCTCCAGGTCCTTCTATAGTACCAGGTCAAACATTCTCAAATCCTTCATCAGAATCATTTGGTGATTGTTGGTCGTTTGAATTCTATTCGGCAACTTATCCAACGTTATCACCTAAGGCAAGTTATACTTACTTATCAGGAAATAATTTTACAAATTTAGGTACAACAATTTATTCAGATTGTGTCTCTTGTAATGCAAGTTCAGGATAATAAAAGATATGTAAATTTCTTTTGTTGTATTTATAGAAAAATTAAAGGATGCGTACTTTAGAATTTACAAGTGTCACTGGGTTGAACCAACCTTATACTATATACGTTTGTAATGTATTTGGTGGGGATTGTGTATTAGTCGCATATTTTTCAACGAATGTACCTCCAAACAATTTATTTGTCTTACCACCAGTTTTTGATACAGCCCCAGCAATTGGGGTTAAAGTAATTACAAGTGATGGGTGTGAAAGATTTAAGATTTTATATTGTAGTGAAGATATTAAAGAATTTATGGATTTAGATGATTTCTTTTTTATGGATGGAATTGGTTATTTCTTTATGTCTTAAGTATTTATAAATAAAAATAGAATGGCATTTCTTACTGATAGAACTTTAGCAACAGGTGTTACCCCAAATGATTTAATTCATATTGTTATTACAGGTGACACTTCTCAAAATCCAGCTGGTTCATCATATAAAGCGACAATGGGTCAAGTAATTGACTTGATAAATCCAACTACTTTGACTGGAGGTACTTATGATTCAGTCACAGGTTCAATTACTTTTTATGATGACACTGGTGGGAGTTTTATTGTTACTGGTTTAGTCACAGGATTTTCGGATACTTTTGTAACAGCTTTTACTTATAATAACGCGAATACATTTACAATAACTGAAAATGATGGGTCAACTTTTAGTGCTACTATAGATTCAATTACTGGTATTACATATTATGAAGCGACAACAGGTATTACTACTTCAGCAACAACTTTAGTATCGGGTTATAGTTATAATGGAATTAATTATTTGGGGAATGTGGACTTAACTTTATTTTCACCAAACTCCTTAGATGGTTTAAAAATTATAGTCAAAGATGAAGGTGGAAATGCTGGTTCAAACAGAATACGAATAGCTCCATCAAGTGGAACAATAGATGGAAACTCTTACATTGATATGAACATAAACTATATGTCACTTACATTTGTGGCAAGAAATAATAATTGGTGGTTAATATAATATGGCATACATTTTTAATAATTCAGTAAAGTATTCGGATGGTCCTAACTTAGACGCTTTTGGTCGTTTAAGAACTGCCGCAGTACAAAATCTTTTGGATATCAAACATACATTTGATAAAAACCCACTTCAAATTAGTGAGGTTACGGCTGGTACTGCTACATCAATATTTGACCAACAATACGCAAGAGTGAGAATGTCAACCTCAGCTAACAATGACTTGGTTATTCGTAAGACTAAAACACATCCAATTTATCAACCAGGTAAAAGTCAATTATTTGAAGGTAGTTTTAGTAATTTTCAAATAGAACCTAATGTAATTAAAAGAGTTGGGTGTTTTCAATCAACAACGGGTTCACCTTATAATTCGGTATTTGATGGTTACTTTTTGGAAAGTAATGGTGTTACTAGTGCAATAACATTTAATATATTCTTAAGTGGTTCTTGTACTTTTAGTGCTGACTCAACAACTTGGAACTCAACCGAATTCGACCCAAATAATTTTGATTGGGCAGAAACAAATCTAATGACAGTAGATTATCAATGGTTAGGTGTAGGTAGAGTGAGATTTGGTATGGTTTTATCAGGTCAAACATTCTATTTTTTAGATTATACCGCAGCAAACAATATACCAACTGTTTATATGTCCTCACCGAATCAACCAATTAGATACGAAATTAGACAAGTTGGTGTTGGTTCAGGTTATTTTGATATGATTTGTTCTCAAACTTCAACAGAAGGTGCCCTAAATGGTTTATATTCAACAGTTTCAATTCCTTACACCGCAACAACCACGATGGCTACCTCAGGTACAAAATATCCATATATTGGATATAGATTAAAAGAAAATTACATTGGTGTAACATCTCAGTTTGACACAATCAGTATCTTAAACACTTCAAACGATAATTACTTGTTGACAATGGAATTCAATCCAACATTATCTTCAACACCAACTTGGACTGATATTCCAAATTCACCTTTTCAATATTCTTTAAGTGATGGAACTCCAACAATAACAACACCAGGACACGTAATGACATCTCTAATTGGTGAGGCTGGTACATCTGCTTTAACAACCACCAAATTAGATGACAATCAAATAAGAGTTGGTTCAAATGTTAATGGTACTAGAGATGAAATGTGGTTATGTATAACACCATTAAGTAATAGTGCCACATTCATTGGTGCTGCTGATGTTTTATATTATTTATAAAGTCAAATAATCCTCTATATTTTTTTAATATGGAGGATTTAATTTTTGTAACCGCACAACCTGACGTACCTTACTTCCATTGGCAAGTTAGAGTTTATGTCCACAACTTTATTGAGATGGGGATTAACCCAAACCAAATACACGTAATATTTGGGATTATGAATCAACAAACAGACCCAAGTTATGATTCATTAAAATTAAAAGAATTGGGGATTAATATCCATTATTATAAAGATGAAAGAAAATTCAAACATTATATACCTAGTATAAAACCTTTTTTAATCTACAAGTGGTTGGAAGAATATCCTTCATATGGTAAACTAATATTCTTACATGATGCGGACATTGTTTTTAGAAAACTTCCTAACTTTGAAAGTTTAATAAAAGATGATATTAATTATTTATCTGACACCATTGGTTATATTGGTTATAACTACATAATTGATTGTTGCAATCGTTATGAGAAAAGCCATCCAAATTGTTCAAAACAAAAACTTTTGGATAATATGTGTGATGTTATTGGAATTGATAAAGAAGTTGTTAAATCAAATCAAAATAATTCTGGTGGTGGACAATATTTGATTAAAAATTCTGATTTCAAACTTTGGGAGAAAATATACATAAATTCTACCGAATTGTACGATAAGATATGGGATTATCACACCAAATATCCAATAAAACCAGGTGAAATTCAATCTTGGACTGCCGAAATGTGGTCATTACTTTGGAATTTATGGTATTATGGTTTTGAAACAAAAATTTCAGATGAATTAGATTTTTCTTGGGCTACTGATAGTATTGATGTTTATAATAATAAAAACATTCTCCATATGGCTGGTGTTACTGAGAATCTAAAAACAAAAAAATTCTTTAAGGGGGATTTTATTAATGTGAATCCATTAAACAAACTAAAGGAAAATATTGGTTTTTTTGATTATATCGATAAAAATAGTTCAACGACCGAATATATAAAAATAATGAAAACTATTGTTGAAAATGGTTTCTAAATCTATTTATTAAAAAAATAATATAAATGAGTTGTAATTGTATTCTACCATTTATGGTAAATGCTGCCGGTAATGGTTGTGAACAAATAACTATAACCTCAGCAACTATACCACCAATTTTAAGTACTGCAGTATTTCCAACCACAACAAGTGGTAGGTGGGGTACTATGGGTATTGTAGTATATGAAGATATTACCAATTTACCAAAACCAATAATATTATCATCAGATATAAGTAATGGTGGTGTATCAACTAGATCAAACCAATCACTAAAAAAATGTACTTTTTTCAGACATAGTGGTAACCCTTTACAAGGATTCCAAACTAACATTTTAAGTTTACAAGTTGGTGGTCCTGGTTATGGATTTGCTCAAGATTTAATAAATCCTCCAACTTTTTATGGTCCTGCTATTGAACGGGGAGTTATTGATACTACAGCTGCTGGTTGTAATACGAGTTGTTATCCATCGTATGCACGTACTTGGGGAAATCAATATGGATGGAATTCAAGTGGTGCAATATGTGGTCCGACATGTAGAGCAGGAAGATTGGGTAAAGCAGGTATATGGGGATCGGGTTTAGGTTTAAACAATTGGGTTGGTTTTGTTAGTTGTATTACTTTAGCTTCTACTCAAACAATATACATTGGTATGGCCGCTGATGATGATTTTAGATTTTATTTAAATAGTCAATTATTGGTTGAGGGTGTTTCACCATCATCTATTGCAGGTTTAACCGCCTATGGATTGACCCAAGTTATAGGTGTTTCAACTTCCTTAAATTGGAACGTATTTCCAATTACTCTACAAGCGGGTACTTACACATTTTCACTTGAAGCAAGAAATCTTGCTTCTGATGGTATATTAGGTGCCGAAATATATACTAATGTTAATGATGTTCAGGATTTCAGAACTATGACTGTTCAGGCAGGACCGAATTCTATTTCAAATTATTTAGCTTTTTCAACATTAAATAGAATTGGCCTACCATTTCAATCAGGCCAAATAACTTGTCCTAATGGATTCTTCCTAACTAATTGTGGTGGTGAAATAAGATGTCAAAGAATTACGACAACAGCTTGTGCTGCTCCACCACCATCACCTTCACCAACGCCAACAATAACACCAACACCTACTAAGACACCAACAAGAACACCAACTCCAACACCCACTAAAACTATAACACCAACGCCTACTCAAACACCTGGTGCTTCGCCAACGCCTACACCATCCATAACACCAACGATAACACCAACAATTACACCAACGATTACACCAACGTCATCTGCAACTCCAACTCCAACACCGACACCAGTGTATGATTATTTGCAATTTGGTTATGTTCAGGCAAATGAATGTGATGTTATTACAATTTACCCTATGGGTGTAAGTTGTATTACAACACCTGTTACAGGAAAACCAGGTAATTCAAATGGTATTATTGAGTTATCAATAACTGGGGGTACTTTACCATATACCATAACTATGACCGATTCAAATGGTGTATCATCATTAGTTGGTCAAGTCGTTTATAATTTACCTGCAGGTACGTATAGTTTTGTTATTGTTGATTATTTCAGTGATTTTACTGCAACAACAACTTGCACAATTGAAGCTCCAACTCTTCCACCAACTCCAACACCTACACCATCAAATGTACCTGTAACTTGTTTCTGTATGAAATTTAATATATGGACTTGTTCTAAGACAGCTTCGGATTCTGTTGTTCTTACAAGAACATTCTGTCAGACTATTGATGTATTTGGAGAACCTGCTTGGTTATCAAATACTGGAACTGAATTAATATATTTTGATAGTACTGATAATAGATATGAAATGTCGGGTTCAACATCAAGTATTATAAATAGTACACCATTTTTAAGTACGGTAGGTATTCCTTGTAATAGTATATTTAATACTATTGCTCAACCAAATTCACCAACATTATTTGACGAAATAACCACACAAAGTAATTGGTCTTTAATAAATAATGTTGCAGGAAATAAATCTCTGAATTGTAAAATAAACTCAGGTAGTTGTTAATATTATGCCTATATTCAATACTATAACTCTTAATCAAACAAATTGTTCTTGTGATGCAGGAATAACAATTAACACAAGTGGTGGAAATCCACCTTACTCATATTCAATTGATGGTGGTATATCCTTTAGAAATTCCCCAATATTTACAAATATGTGTTCGGGAAATTACGTTGTAATTGTAAAAGATGTGAGTGGAGAAACATCAAATAATTTTATAACAATCAATCCACCACAAGATAAGATTGCATATAATGTTTATTTATCAACTTCAGAAAAAATAACACAAGAATCAAATAATTTTGTTTCAAAACAATACATAACAACATTAAATTTCTTTCCAACATTACCTGATAATGTTTCAGTAACTTTTGATTTAATACATTCAAATATTCAAAAGTCAGGACCTAATGATTACTCATTCTCATCAACAACAACATCAGTTTTGGATATCAATATGGTAACAACCTCAAATTCATATTCAGGTTCAACAACTGGTTTGACAAATAATTTGAATAGTGGTTGTCAGAGTGAAAATGTATATATAACAACATTTATGGAGGGTTGGAATTCATTAACGATGACGAATAGTGATTCATTTGTATTATCAACAACAACAAATCTATATAAAAACGAAACTATACTATGTTACATTGGTACAAGTGATGAATATTTTTCAATTTCGAATTTAAGTATAAGTGGTTGTACTTGTTGTACAATTGTGACATCATAAAAAAACAAGACTATATATTTATAGGCATGGGATATATTATAAAAAATACGGCAGGACTTATAAATACCAGGATGACAGATGCTGGTAGACAAAAATTATCACAAGGAAATTTTAACATTACTTATTTCCAAGTTGGTGATAGTGAAGTAACATATACAGCAATACCAAACTATAATCCAACAAACTTTTTTGTGTTAGAACCAAGTTTTAATGCCCAAAATACCTCAGGTGCTCCACAATCCAACAAACAAAATGTAAAATATCCTTTTTATGTTGATGGGGATAAAGGTAACACTTATGGTATTGCGAATATGAACTCAATAGTTAGTCCAATTTATAATACTGCAGCTGAAAGAGGTTTTTTCCAAGGTACAAGTATAAAAGGAACTAATGATTACAATTGGAGTGCTTTAACTAATAATTTGTATGCTATAAATTCAAATTATGTAGTTCAAATGAACACCTTAACTGGTGGTACAACTATCGATATTATATTTGATAGTTGTAATCCATCTTCTGTTAGAAATATTGCTGTTGGTGATTTGATTACAATATATTACGATGGTAATGGTCTTTATGATTGTAATTGTTCAAATTTTCCAACACCAACTCCTACGCCAACAATAAGTGTTACACCAACAAGTTCTCCATTAGTACCTGTTAGTCCAACACCAACTCCATCAACAACGAACACAAATCCTTGTGCTTCTCCAACACCTACACCAACACCATCAGCAACTTTTTGTCCAACACCTACACCAAGTAATCCTTGTCCTCAACCACCACCACCTGATTGTGTTGTGAGTATGAGTAGTTGTTATCCTATTTTGACATATAAAGTTGTTAATGTTTGTTTTAATACAATAACATTAGACAGAGTAACTCCTGATTATTCTTATTTGAGCGGTAATTGTTATGGTAGATTAATTGTATATCCACCTAATATGACATCATTGTATGATAGTATTACACCATCTAATCATTGGAGTGATAGTGTTATAAATTTTGAGTCGGTTTGTTATACTGACCAATTCAATGTTAATATTTGGAATATGAATATTCCTTGGTCTGAAAATCCAGCAGGATTAGACCCATCTACATATAAAGATTATACAACTTTTGGTTCAAGAAATTACTTGGGTTCAAAAGAATATTTTGGTTATGCTTCAAGTTCAGGACAAACTGATACCGATTCAACATATTATTTCAATTCATTTGATGAGAAAATTGTAGTTAGCCCTGAAGACCAAAAAGCTATTGCAATAATTCATTATACAAATCAAACGATTGATTTATTCTATGGTGAAAAATTTGCATTGGAACCATTTGATATCTCAGTTGATGACACCACAGGTCAAGCAAGAAACTTTAAATTACATATTCCTTGGATAATGTGGCATAAGAATCCTGAATGTTGTTATGGTCAAACATTTTGGGTTGATCCCCCAGGTTTTGATGGTTTAAATTTATTTCAAGTTCATTATTTGAAATCATCCAAAAATGGAGATATGAATGACCCTGGTATAAGATATTATCATCTTTGGGATACAAATCCAAATGAAAATGCAAGTGGTTTTGGGTTAAAAGCAAGTCAAAGTCAAGTTGCAATTGGTACACCAAATAGAGTTGGTAAGGTATTCCCAGATTCTCATTTGATTGTAATTGATGATGAAGAATTAATTGCTGCGTTATCTTATAAATCAAATAGAAACTGGACATTACCCGCACCACAAGTTTCGTTAATAACACCAAATACTTGTGGTATTGATAATACTTCAACTATTGGGGTTTTGACTAGTTCAACTGAATATATGTATGTTACATATAGATTATCAAATAGTACAATATTTACAGATTATCTTCATTGTAATTATTATAGCCCTATTCAAGGTCCTAATATTACTTGTACTCCATTAACTTCTCAAAATGTTGCAATAAGATTTGGGGATGAATTTAGATGTTTAGGTTATCCTGAAACACCGATAGTACCATATGATACTTGTTATTTAACAGGTTTTACTATGTATGTTGTTCAAGCCCCTGAGGTGTACATTGGAGCTTTCTTTGTGCCAACAGGTAATTTTTTAAATGGTCAACCAATTTTCTATAGTCCAATATTTTCACTTAATATATATTATGATGGTAGTCAATGGTTATTAAATCAAACAACTCAAATTGATGATTTAGTAATTTTTAATACACCATCACCTATTGGTGACTTTGATTTAGGAGACGCCTCAACAGGTTTTACTATTTGTGAATCAGGTTCACCGATATGTGTTGAGACTTGTTTCCAAAATGAGTCTTGTACTCAAGAAATTTTACCAAAATATTTAGTGTATGGTGATACGATTTATAATAATGGATTTTTTGGTACAATAGAGTATAGTGCCTCAACATCTGAATGGGTTGTTGTTTCATCTGATACTATTACAATCTTAGCCACATTAGCAGGTTTAACCGAAAATGATGTACCTTCATCAAGTAGTTGGACGATAATTGAACCAACTCTTACTGGTATTACAACGACAGAAGGTTATTGTAGTATTGGTTGTCAATGTGTTAGTTATACGGGTGATAATGCTACTAATATATTAAAATATATGGATTGTAATGGGGTTATAAGTGATGAAATTCCATTATCAATTGGTGAAGTTTATAGTGCTTGTACATTAGAAATACTCGATTCATATTTTTTCAGTAATCCAATTGGTTCAACTAGTTTTTCCGCTTGTGCTGAAACTTGTCCAACAACTACAACAACAACAACTTGTCCTCCAGCTTGTGACTTAACTTCAAAATATTACGCAGACACATTTGAAATTATTTGTCAGAAAGTAGGTCCTAATGAAAGACCAAATTCCAGTGAATGGAGAGTTATTGATTTTACTAATCAATTAAGTGCTTCAACCATTAATGGTTTTATTACACCCGAATCATTATCTGCAACTACGTTTGTAATAACAAATGATGATTATGAAAATGCACCTAACTATAGTTTGAATTATTTAGGTTTACCTTCTGCTGGTTCAACTGGAACAAGTCTGAATTTTGGTGATGAATATTATTTCTATGGTAATTTAGAAACTGATATTCAAGCTACAATTTATGAAATGAGATATAAAGTAAATTTAGGTGCAACTGAATTCTTAGCATCATCTAATCCAACTTGGTCTTCAGGTATTCAACCACACGTTAGCGAAATAGGACTTTACGATTCTGATAAAAATCTTATGATTATATCAAAATTGCAATCACCATATCCAAGAACTGGTGTACAACAATTTTTAATAAAATTCGATTTTTAATCATATATGAAAAACGACTTACAAGAAAGCCCGAAAATTTTAGGGTTAGATGTTTCAACTAAAACAATTGGTTGGGCATTATTTGATGTTAATAGTAAAGAACTATTAGAACTTACTCATATTTCACCAATATCAAAAAATAAAACTCTAAATAAAATGGAGGATTTATTTTTGAAAACTGAAATTTTTAGGACTAAACTTGAAAAGTATGATGAATTAAATATTACTAAAGTTATTATAGAAGAACCACTACTTAATAGTAATAATGTTCATACAATACAAATTTTGATGCGATATAATACTTTAATTTCAAAAGAAGTTTATGATGTTTTGGGAATTGTACCTGAATACATTTCAACGTATAATTCAAGAAAAAATGCTTTCCCTTGGTTAGTAAAAGATAATGGGAAAGGAAAATTTGTTCTGTTTGGGGGATTTCCAAAAGATTGTGATAAAAAACAAATTATTTGGGAACAAGTTGCAAAAAGAGAACCTCAAATAAATTGGACTTACACAAGGAATAACACACTAAAAAAAGAAAATTTTGATATGACTGATGCCTATTGTTGTGTATTAGGATATATGAAACAAGAAAACTTATGGTAAAATTAAACCCCACTTTTTAGGTGGGGTTTTTTCTTTTATGGTACGGCAATATCTCCAACAAATGTCCAAGTATAACTTGCAATTATATTAGACCTTGCTACGTCTGCTGTACTACCTATCTGATATTGTAATCCATTAACACCAAGAATAACATTTGGTTGTAATGATGGTAATGAATTCCAACCAATAAGAAGATTTTCGTAATTAGTTTGACTCATATTACATCCATCAAACATAAAACCACCACCTTGTAACGCAGATACATTCCAAGTACTTAAGTCTTGGTCAAAAGAAGTTGCATTATTGAACATTCCTGGAGCTGAGATAAGATTAATAACATTCCAATTGTTCAATGTTTGATTGAATGACGTTGCTCCATTAAACATATCATTTGAACTTGTCACATTTGATACATTCCAACTATTTAATGGTTGATTAAAGGATGTTGCCCCTTGGAACATAGCACCAATTTGTGTATTATTTCCCATATCCCAATTACTAATATCTTGGTTGAATGTCGTTGCAAATATAAACATTCTTGTTGTATCTGTGACTGAAGAAGTGTTCCAATTATTTAATGGTTGATTATACAATGTACATCCTCTGAACATACTATTGATAGTAGTTACGTTTTCCATATTCCAACTTTCAATATTATCATCAAATGAAGTAGCATCTCTAAAAGTTGCAAACATATTTGTTATAGTTGATGTGTCCCAATATTCAACATTATTGATTGTTGTTAATAATGAACACCCTCTGAAAGTATTTAATAAAGTGGTACAATTTGTTAAATCCAAAAAGTCAGTTACACCTGATAAATTCAAATTATAACATCCATAAAAATGACCACCAGTATTACCTAATTCCAAAATACCCCATTGTATAACATCGGTCATTTTTTCTTCATCCCCACTATTATTGAATGTCCAACCTGATAATTGACCATTAATTTGAATTACATATTTGTCATTTACACTATAGGTATGAGTTGTCAATGGATCATTCCAAGTATTAATTATATCAATATTTCCATCTCCCCAATCAACTTCAAAATCGTAAACTCCTCCAGATTCTAATGGAAGGGTAAAGTTACCAATTCCTGACACCCCAGCGAAATTTACATCAACTTCAAAAATAAATGGTACAACAACAGGACTTCCACATTCTTCACAACTAATATCATAATTTATTATCAGATTAACCGTTAGATTTGCATCAATAATAAAAATTTCAGGATTACAAATTGTACTTACACTTATTGTGTTTGTGGCAGGATTTACAATAACACTTTCAATCTCAGTATATGATTCTAATACAGTTTTAAGTGTTTCATAAAAATATTCATCTGATGGAAAATCAGTAATACCTGAACTGATATAAATTCCTAATCCTTGTACATTTCCATTGAGATTCGCTTCTAAATAAAATGATGCCAAATTTATAACACAATTGGTATCACCTGATGTTAAATCGTGAAAACCTTCAATTAACATTTGTTCAGGACCTCTTCGTATCAATGTTCCATCACTTGAAAGTTGATTCTCACAAAGTGTGAATAATTCAAATGAAGATATTTTATTATATCCCAATAATGTTGTAGTTCTACTTCTAACACATCCATTATCATCAGTTATTGATAAAGAATATGTTCCTGCTGTTAAACCACTTATTGTAGAACCAGTTTGACCACCAACGTTAGAACTCCAATTTAAAATAAATGGTGGCTCTCCTGCAGTTATAAATGCAGTAATTTCACCATCATTACCATTTTCTACATTTGTGGATGATAAATAAAAATCAATTGTATTTGATGGGTCTATTACAAATCCAACAGATTGTTGACATAAATTAGTATCTGTAACACTTGCCGTATAATTTCCTGATGGTAAATTTGTAAAAGTAAATGAAGTACCAGTAACCCCAAAGATAATACTTGAGTCTATTTCAAATTTATACGGTGGTGTTCCACCTGATGTAATCGTTAAGGTAACTGAACCGTTTGTATTATCACAAGTAGTACCAGTTGTTGATGTTGATAATGTAAATAAACTTGTATTTGATATTGTAACTGATTGTGTGAAAACACAAGGTCCTCCATCAGATATTGTTAAAGTGTATGTTCCTGATGGTAGATTATTAAAACTATAACTTTTAATGGTACCAGGTGTTGTATCAGTAATTGTCTGAGTATTACCTGAAGAGTCTACTAATGTATAGATAAAAGGACCACTACCACCTAAAAAGTTGAAATTAATTGTACCACTACTATTATTACAAGTTGAGTTAGTAGTCGATACTAATATTGTTGAAAATGAATTAGGTGTATTTAAAAATGTTGATCCGTTAACTGTACATAAACCAGCATCAGTAACCAATACCGAAAAAGCACCTGCTGCTAAACCTGTAAAAGTATGAGAAGTACTAAATGTAATTTCAACAGCACCATTTGAACCTGAATAATAATAAGGGGCTGTTCCACCAGTAACAATAATAGTTATCTCACCATCAGAGGCGAAACAAGTTGGGTTGACTGCGGTAAAGGTACCTATTCCAAAATCTTGAGCTGAAATAATATTTGTTCCCAAACTTTGTACACAACCCGAACCATCTGTAACATTTACACTATAAAATCCATCAGTCAAACCAGTAATAAATGATGTTGTTTCACCATTTGGTGACCAAGAATATGTATATGGTGGTGTACCTGTTAATCCTGTAATATATATAGCACCTGAATTAAAAGCACAAGCTGCGTTGTTAATAGTGTAAAAACCAAAATTTAATGTTGATGAACTTTTAATTATACAACTTTCAGTTTTACCAGTACACCCTCCACCATCATCTGCTATAACATAATAAGTTCCTGCGGATAAATTAGTAAATGTAATACTATAATCTAATACAGAACCTGAAGTAACTAAACCACTATTAAGTTCGTATAAATAAAATTCATTTACATCATAATAGTTTGTTGTTGTTGCGGTAATACTTCCGTTTACTTGATTACAAGTAGTATTTTCAATGTCCGTTATAGATACACAAGTTCCCGAAGAAATATAAATACTAATAGGTTGAATTGTGTTAAATGGGACACAGCTATCGATTATTTCAAATTGATACGTACCTGCACTCAAACTATCAAGTGAGTAAGTTGTTGATGAACCTAAAGCGACCGCAGTTCCACCTGAAGGACTAACCCAATAAATTAAGTATGAGGGTGCTGAACCTGTGAATTGGAGTTCAAACGCCCCTGAACTGGTATTGGAACAATCACCAGTAATACTTATTGATTCTATATTTAAATAACAAGACATTAACTACAAAATATTTCAAAGTTTATCCCTATACTTATTTTAAAATCCAATCCACTATCATTTTCTTGACAAATTTGATTGAATACAATGATATTATTATCGTCAGTCAAATAATAATCATATCCAAAGTAAATTAAACTATCTAAAGCATTTATTAGGGCTGTATCGTATTGAGATACATTTGGTGCATTATATGGATTGAATGCGTATGTGTATCCATTAAAGAATGGGTAATTAACTAATGTGTTACCACTAACTTGTATATTTATATACCATTCAGTTACTAATCCATCTAAAATACAATCATTCAATTCATAACCATTACTTGTTAAGTAAGTACTCAATAAGTTACCCAATACCCCTTCTAATGATAAAATTTCAGGATTCTCCAACCAAGGATATTTTGGACAAGTTATTGATTGAATTGGACAATCGTAATTAAATATATTTGTATATGATTGACAAGGGCGACATAATGGTGGTACTCTACCTAAGAAAGTTTCTCCACCACCAGGTGCAATACCGCCTCCTTCATTACCTTTTATTAATTGACAACCTCTTTGTCTTCTCCAACTAAACTTTTGTCTATGGAAAATTGAGTTTTCCATTTTAACACCAGTGTTCCAAATTGTACTTGCGGGTATCATTTGTTCTACCAATCTTACCCAATAATCCCCCATACCATTTACATACTGAATCATATTGTCATATGTAAAATTATTGTTTGGTAGATTTGCTATTGATTCTGATTGTAGATACTTCCAATATATTGATTCTAATGTAGGATAACCACCAGTTTTACCATTGTTGGCATACTGACGATTTCTTACATTAATCATATTCTTCCAAAATGTCTGAGCAAACTCAAAGAAAGTTTTTCTCTTTGGTTGTGGGTTAATAATTGTCCAATCAACACCCCCTCTATCGGGGTAAATTGAATTTGGGTTTGGATTACAATAAGTTGGTCGTATATAATTTAGTCCTTCATTTGGTATTGGGTAATTAAGTTGTCTTGACATTGACCAAACATCATAAACCAAACCTTGTGCTGGATTTAAAAATAAATCAACATTTTTAACGTTCAAAACCAACTTATCACTTTCAGTGAAATATCTTGCATTAAAATTACCATCTAAATTACTTCTAAGATTAACTTCTTCAGCAAACCAACTCTTATTATTGTCAATTTGTGGTGTTAATCTATAACCCAAAGTCATAAATGGAAAATCTCTAAATCTATTCAAATAAACTTGTCCATAAGTGTATGGAATTAAAGATGTTTGGAAATTTGGATTATTTCCAAAGAATACACTTAAAGTTGGGTCAACTTCTTCAGGTGCTCTATGTTGTGGAGTTTGTTCAAACCAACCACTTCCTATTTGGAAGTAATAACTTTCATTATCTATTGGTGCTTGAGGGTATCCAAATTTATCCATCGGGAAATCATCCAATGTTACGTTAACATCTTTAATATTAGCAATTGTTGTGAAACCAGTATATGTTATATTCATAATGGTTCTCACCTCAGCGGTATCTAATATAGGTATTTGTTCAACATAAGTACCCCCTGATATTTGAGCATACTGAGTATCAAATTCACTTAGATTAATTCTTTGGTCAGCAAGATATACATATTCATTGAATTCAACTAAAGCATCTGGTGCTCCAATCAATTTTAGTAGTATTTCAATAGATTTTCTTGTACCTTTAGATTTGAAAAGATATGCTGAGTTTAAAATTAAATTTCTATAATATTGATAATTAAGTTCATCAGGTGTTTGTACAATCGCAGTGCCAGTATAATTAGGTTTACCTTGATTCTTTTGACCAAATACTGATGCCAAAAAATCATCATTTGTTATTGGACTAATATTTGTTGACCATCCGAGTGTTAAAGCCAAATTTTTAAGTAACTGAGATGGTATATCATTTCCAACATTATAGTTAACCGATGTCATAAATGACAAAGCGTTTATATATTTTTTTACTTCATCAAAACTTCTACCATAAAGTTGTAAAACTTTTTCAGCTTTTTGTCCTATTGTATCAAATTCTTTAAATGCACCAGTTGTTAAAAATCTTGAAACTAAATTTGATTGGTATGAATCAAAATTCTCACTCACACCATTCAGAGTAACTAAATAATTCTTAAAACCTTGACTTACAATGTCTAAGTTCCAAGAACCATAAAGAGGCCAAGTTAATAAAACGTTACCAATTGAATATGTACCATCGTCATTTTCGGTAGGTACAGAAAAATTAGCAGTATATTTTGGTTTAACATTTCTATTTAAAAGGAAATTTTCAACTTGGTCTAAATTCTCATTAAAGACCTTATTAACTTCATAATCATTTGGTCTAATGATGAGATTATCATAAGTAAAACTTTGACCTGAAAATGGATTTCCTTCAGTATAAAGAATAAGTGTTCCACTTGATAAACTACTCGTTGGGACAATACCTGTTATACCATAACCCTCACCATTTATATAAAGTGAATAACTTGTAAATCCAGTTGTTAAATTTCTTAATTGAGAAACTTCAATTTCTCTTAATTGTAAATTTCTTGTAGCATTTGTTGTAAAATCAATATTGAATGGGTTTCTAATTCTTGTAACATCAAGGGAAAAAGTAGTCTCATCATTAATTTCACTATAACTTATATTAAATGCCGTTACATCACTAGTGTAGTTAATACCAATTTTATTAGATTCAATTGCCGCAGGGAAATAACTAATTATCTTAGTTACCGCTGCAGACATTCTTTTAACCATTGAACCATACTGAACAAAGTTTGTAATCTCAGACAAATCATAATTAGGATAAACTTTGAAGTTTTTTTCAATAATTAACCTTGATTGGTTCACATCACTAACATTCAATGAATCCAAATTTATTGGATTCGAAAATGTACCAGTGGTAAAATTTCTATTAACTTTTTCGTTAGCCGAAGTAGTAAATTCAAAATTACCTTGTGTCAAACCACCACCATTTACTAATTGTAAACCAACTAGATTATCTGAGAAAGTACCAAAACCTGATGCTGTTTGTGGTGGACAAGTATATTTAGCCATTATTGTGTTATGTTAGTAAAGTTTTTACTGAAATCGATGTTATTACCCCTATCTTGTCTAACTTCATAAAGAAGTTCATTAAATTGGTCTCTGATTTCGTATAAGTTATATTGTTTGTAAATATTATTTGTTGTATCGTATAATGTGTAAATTCCATCCTCCATTGATTTGGATTGATTACCAAATAAACCAATAGCCAATGTTGAAAAGTCGTGTTCAGCAATTTCAATATCCAAAGTAATCGGATTGAAAAAGGTGTTTGTAATTATTATATTTTGATTTGGTTGACCAATAAATGGTGTGGCATTTGGTTTGTTAGATGGTGATGATGAAGGTGATAATGTACAAAAAATTAAATTTGTATTATTATCAGTATATCTATATCTTACAGCCTTTTGTGATGTATTTGTAAGGTTAGTTACAACTGGTTCACAGAAGAAGGATGATGTTATAATTCTAAAGAAATTTGGTATCTTTGAACCATCAGTATTCAAATATTCAACTCTAAAACCAACTAAACCCTGATTTGTAAATTTATTTCTATAGATTGATGGGACTGCGTTCAAGTCAATTATAATACCTTTTACATTTGGTAAAGCTGATAAAACACCACAATCCAAAATAGTTGTTCTGATTTGTGCTGGTCTTATATATAAGGTATATATTCCGATTCTATTAAATTGTTGTGCAGGTAATGTTAGATTATATAACCCACCCAAGATTTCAATATTTGCATTACCACCAGTACTACCATTATTAAAGTAAGGTCTAAGAATAGATGTTGCATCCAACTTAGTTAATGTAAAATTTTGTGTTTCATCCCTAGAAGGTGTATAATTTAAAATTATTTCTACATCTTCAGGTGATACATCCGCTGGTCTTATAGTACCATAACTTCCAATTGCCATTTTATTCTTTTTTTATAAATATTTGTCTTATGTATTTGTAACTTCAAAAAAACCATATCCGTATTTAGTTAAATCACCCACGTTATCAACTTCACCCAATCTAATGATTCTTTCCAATGCCGAATTTTTCCCCCTTTCAACAAAGACCTCAGATTGGACTTCAGGTTCATCAACAACGTTAATTAAATATTCTTCTTTAATTAAAGGTTCGCAAACTACATCAATTGGTGTAACTCCCGAAACAATGAAAAGTGTTGTACCATCTTCATAATCATAGTAATCAATTCCATTTATTGTATATCCAGTTGCTAAACCATCAGGTGTTGGTCCTTTATATATTCCAACAACTCCCGAACTACCAGTAACCACATATCCCAATTTAAACTTATTAACTCCGAACTGAGCCAAATCATTCAAAGATGATTTAGTATAACCTGTAATTATTATATCACTTGTCAAATATGGATTAATTCCACTTTGGTAAATTTCACACGTTGAGTCTCCACTAAAAATAAAGTCGTATGAAATTGGTGTGTCAGCCCAACTACCACCAAACGATTGAAAGAATACTTCACCATTCGGATTATCTATTGTAACACCAGTGAATGGTACATATACTTTCTTTTGAATTATATTATACCCCCAAGGACTCATACCTGACATCGTAATTGTGTATTCCCCACTTGAAACATATGTATGAGTATATGGTGTTGATGTGTATGGTGATACACCAGTTACGTTACCATCACCCCAACTTATTTGGTAATTTGAAAAACTAAGATATTTTTTAAATTCATTTTCTGAGGTGTTATATAAAAATATTGTTTTAGCGGGTAGGACTGGATTTCCACTAAAAACAAAATTATTTAAAACATCCTTTTGTGAAATTAAACCATCAAATACTGAATAATATCCAACATCAATTGCTGATTGTGTCAACATTATTGGTACACTCAAATCAGTCAATAAAGAACTACCATTTGTTCCACCTGACAAAATTTGTGTCATTGAGGAATAAGTGTAGGTTAAACCTGTAATCTTAGTTGTTGTGGTTGTTGTTGTTACATCACAACAAGGATCCGCACTGAATGGTTGTGAAAAAAAACCTCTAGTGTAATCAACTAAAAACTTTTTATTGTTAATTACCTCAGGTGATATTCTTATATGAAAAGTTCTATCTTGCATTATTGAATCAATATTGGGTTTACATATTCATACCATTTTATTGGATTTGTTATAGTCCCTATTCTTTGATTGTTCAGACCATCAAATATTTTGAAGGTATAATTTGAAAAATCTAAAATTACCTTATTATAAAAATAAGTTGACCCCGAAAAATTATATCTGTTTGGTGCTGGAAATATTGATTGTGGTCTATTCATCATTTTTACAAAAACACCTATTTTTGCATCAAAAAACTTTGCTGACATATAGAATGTGTCCAAGTCAATATATGACCTATCAGTTAACCAATAGATGAAGAATCCCTCTTTATCACCAATAAAATCCAACTTGTATTTTGGTTTTCTAATTAGAACTTGTCTTAATGATTGTGAAATTAATGCGGGTTCAAATTCACCTTGTTGTACAGGAATTATTATTGTAAAATATATTGTTTGATTTTTATCATCATTAGAACTATAAAAATCTAATTTGAAGAAAGAATTCGTGAAAGGTTTACGATAAAAGTAAACTTCAGATGTTTCAAATCCTTCAGGTAAATATGAATTAACCCAATCAATACTATTCAAAGTACTTGCTGTTACATTCACTGGTTGACCACTATAAAAGTAAAATTCATAGTTTAATGATGTTCTTGTATCCGTTGGAGAATATTCACTATGTGAATATCTTGCAACTTCAAAGTCAACACCAATACCCAAAATTTCAGTCAAAACATCGGACTCCCATTTTTCAATATCGTCAGTTCTACCAACAAAATCCCAATTTATTTCAATTGGGATATTAATTGTTTTGTCTGAAACAGGTAATGTAAAATAAAAATTATTATTCACAATTATCAATTATTGGTTCTGCGATTATGGTCTGTATATTATAATTAGTACCCTCTGGTATTATTCTAAAAAAATAATTTTCGTGTGGATAATGAACATTATTTAAAAATGGATAATCAACCCCCAAACCACTTGTGTCCACAAACCCATAAGGATATAAATCTCTCCAAATAAAAGAATTTTTAGTTGTTGAGAAATAAGAATAACTTGGTATGTCATCCACAAATTTTGGGTCACCTTCTTCAATATAATCAGAAAATACTCTTGTCGTTAATTTCCAATGGGGTTTATAGTAATATCCAAAAGGATTTGTATTTACCCCACCAATGTTGAAGTTATTTGGGTTATACTTGAATTTATGATGTATTTCAGAAATTACTCTTTCTTTTTGTTCGTAATCATTCCATTCACAAAAATCACCATCAATTATATCACCCTCTTTTGGAGAATTAACATAATAAAAATTATAAGTTGTTCCATTTTGAGTTCTAGTATATGAACCAAGTGTGTTAAGTGGTGATGGACAATTTGATAAGTTTTGTGATGAAGACCACCAAATATTTGGTTGACCTTGATATAAAGGTAGATTGAAATCCCATCCTTGTTTTAATCCAAAACCAGGTATTTGACTTGAACAAGTCCATCCGAAATATCCTTTCCATATTATGGAAAAAAATAATTCACTGATTGGTCTTTTTTGATTATCCAATAATGGTGATATTCTGAATTTTTTATCAAATGATAAATTATATGATGGATTACCTTCCAAAATAGATACACGAGCAATACCATTTGGGGTTAATCCACTACTTTCATACTTTCGTTTTTGTCCAAAAATACCTTGTTCAAAACCTGATTTTGTCAAAGTAGCATCTTCAGGGTTCGTTAATATTTTATTTCTCCTTATATAATATTTTGATTTGGTATCTGCCGAATTTGAATCTAAAATAACTCTTTTGAATGTACCAAATTGACCTTGATTGAAAGTGCTACCAGTGTAACCAACATCTATAAAATTAAAGATATATTCGTCACTACCATAGTTTTCATCACCTAAAGAGTAAACCTGAAATAGATTTGTACCATTGTATGTGAAATTAGAACTTAACTCAACAAACTCACCAGCACTCAATCCGTGTCTCATTCCACATCTAAAACTTACCAAAGGTCTTCCATTAAACTTACTTCTTTTTGCGATTACAAATGGAATACCAGTAGAAGCCGACCACAATATTGTTTGTCCTGAGATATCAATGTATTGTAAATTTTTATCTACATTATCATAAGCATATGACAAAAAGAAATTCCAATTGTATGATGTCGCACTTTTAGCGGTAAATAAAATATGTTCATTAGGTGGTTGAGTATAACCACTAACATTATAATCATTTCTAATAAAATCGAACTCGTGAAATTGAGGTAAACCAGTCCAAGAAATACTATTTGGATTGTTATTTGGACTACATTCTAATATCTTTGCTTCACGAGCATTCAAATAATACATATTATTCTCAAATGGAATATAATTTGTTGCACCACTATATCCGTTTTGAAAAAGAATTGTAAATTTTGCGGTTGGTCTAAACTCGTCAGAACGTTGTCTTTCATCATCAAAAACTTGTTCTAATCCAACATTAAAACTTCTATCGTATTCTGTTAATTGTTTCTCATTTTGTACTAATGGAACTTGGAAAAACAAATTAGTATCTGAAGCGGATTTGAACCTCAACGAACCTAAAACTACTCTTATGTCATTTTGATTTCCCATATTTTATATTGCATTTGTATTTACCCATTTAGTGACAAATCTGTCCCAAGCACTTTTCCCTTTTTTAAGTCCAAAGTAAAAATAAAATGGTGCACCAACAGTAATAGCATTTTGTTTATCAGTATTTTGTTCTCTTGAACCAGGTAATGGATTATATTCAAAAGCTGATGATGATGTAGCACTAACTGAGTATATATATCCACGTCTATCTCTAAAATATGGACTACTATTAGTTCTAAAATATCTTGAATTTATACTAACTCTATCGAGTGATTGATATTTGAAGTCAAAGAATTGATTTGAGGTAATTCCTTGTGTCCACCATTCATTTTTCTGAGAGCCAAAAATAGAGTCATAAATACCACCTTGTTGATTTTGTTTAATTTCCCATTGATAAACTGGTACTCTCTGTGAAAAGATTGGGAAATCATTAAATGCACAATTAGATTGTGTTATAGTTGCTAAAGGGTTAATTATATCTCTCTTAGGTGAAATATAATCTCTAATTTGTGTGTCAGAAGAGAAGAAAATACCAAATATTGCATCATTAGCATCACCACCATTAAAATAAATTGGGTCTTGAGAGTTTGGTATTTCCACGTATGTATCAGCATCAAACTCATCTACACCAAGTTCTGAATTAATTGATATCATTTGAGCATAGTCAGCATCAACAGTTACTCTTGGTCTACTGAAATATTCAAATATATTTGCACCATCACCACCTAAAATTAAATTTATTAAAGAAGTATTTGCTAATCTTGTGATTATAAAAATATTTAATATGTCTGAAACATTTTTGAATGTAGATGATTGTAAATCATTAACAACATAACCATCATACTCATCAGAATATACAATTTCTTGTATGTAATTACTTCTAGGTCCCAAATCCATAATTGTTGTTGGGAATAAAAGATTTCTATCGTTTTTAAACTTAAGTGAAGTTATTGGTCTTCCAACAAAATATTGTGACGTACCAGAATAGTATGGGCTACTTCGATAATAAAAATTATTTGTTGGTGTATCAAAATATATTGTTTCAGTACAGAATTCACTAAATGGTTGATTATTTTCATCAAAGAATCTGTTGTTTTTAAAACTAAAAGCATACAATGTACCATTAATCCAGTTGTTTGTAAAATGATGTGAAAACACATTTCTACAAGCACCAAATATTATATTTGTTCTTGATATCCATTCACCTAACAATGCCACATCTTTAGGTATTGATAAGAATAACGTTGTTATTAATATATAACATCCGTTATCAAATACTGTTTGACCTAAATATTCTTTACAACTTCCATCTTGTACTTCAAACTCGCCACCACCTGATGGTAATCTATTGAATTTGTAACAATCTAATGGTACAGAATCTTTACAAGAATTAATACTTTGAACTAATTGATTTGTAAAATTTTGTGGTGTATCATTATCTGATGCACCAGTACTATAAGATGCTATATTTATACCTTGATCTTCCATTTGGAAGATTCCTTCATCAGGAATCGTGTAAATACCTAAATATAGGTTCTGTTGTAAAACAAAACTTCTTTTACAATTATCTTGTAAAACATCAGATGTTGGTAGTCTATCTGACCTCATTACTAATTTTCTCTGTGGTGCACCTGTACCAAATGTAATAGTTGTACCACTAGGATATTTAAACGAGTAATAAGCCGAATTATAATTATATTGATAACCATCGTTTGGTCTTATTATACCATCTCTAATTGATGGTAGAGATAAACTCAAACCCATAAATGAACCACCCTCCACAATTTCACATCTGTTAGAGGTTGTAGGATTTGCAAAATAACCTCTATTCATTGATGGTACACTACCATTAGCTCTACGATAATAGTTAGCACCAAAACTTTGATCAGGATTTGGACAAGGGAACAAATTATTTGGTGGGGTAGCTAATGGATTACACGTTGAAAATTCGTATCCAAATTGATTTGTAATACTAATTCTTCTACCATATGTTGAATCAGTACTTGATTGATTAGTCATTGATAATGTACAAAAACATCTTTCATCAATAGGTGTTGTAGGGGTAACTGAAGATATTGTTGGTTGTATTGTATTATTATCTAAATTCGAATAATACTGAATCAAGTTTGATGTATATCCACTAAAATCAGTTGGTAAGTAATTAAATGTTGGATAAAATAATGGTGTATTAGAATAGGTACTATTGGTAGTTGGGGTAATACCTGAATGTTGAACATTTTTAAACCTCCCTTGTATAGGAATATTTAATTTATAATCACCATTTACAACACAACCTGATTGATTTTCATTATTATAACCAAATAATCGACCTAATTCATATCTTACTGGTATTCTACTTGAATAAGGGTCAACACCACGAACCATAATAACCAATATATTGTCCTCATAGTTATCTAGAACAACCATTGGGTTTTTATAAAATTCTTGATATCTTCCCCAAGTTGTGTTCTCATCAGTTTCAATCCTTAATATCCTCATATTATTATTCAATATTCTTGAATATAATGAGTTTGGTAATTGATTACTACTTTTTGAGAAATATTCACTAATTGTTAGTCCAGTTATCACTTGAAAATATTCAATATCTGTTGGGAATTTGTGATAATTAGTATCTCCTGATTCAGGTAATGGAATGGAATAATTTATAGGTGGAAAAAAGTTACCTGTACCATCTAATTTTGCATAGCTTATTGATATTGATGTTGTATTAAGACCATTACCTGAAATTGCATTATTTCCATATATGTTTGTTGCTCCACTAAAACAATTTTTATCATTAGATGAAAGTGGATTAACAAATGTTATCATCTGGCCTGCAACTATATTTTGTGCGGATTCAGGTGTGCACATCATTACAACAACATTATCAAAATGACTTAATGAACTACTTGGTTGAAACGAAACTTTTATTCTATTAACTCCCCCACCAGGATTATTAGGCGATGAATTGAAATATTTAGCTTTTGTATTAAAAAGATTTATTCGTTCAGGTAATGTGATATTTGATGTTAAAAATATTACATCTTCAATACCATTAGTACTTGGATTATTTTCAGTACCCTCAACAACTATTGGTGTTCTTGTATTACAATTAGATATTTTATTATTTGATGGATATACTAATGGAGCTCCCGCTAATATCGAAGTCATTTGTAATTCATCAGTATTACTTGATCCTGCAAAATATTGACCAGGACTTAATGGTGTTAAATTCATTCCTGATGGATTAGCTGATGGTAACGGAATCGGACTATTTTCAGTAGGATTTTGAGTTTCAGGTGTGTAATTTTCACTAACAGATTTACCATCCTCACAATCACAAAATTCACATTGGTCATATAACATTATAGGTAAATTAATACCTTTTATTTCAAGTTTAAGTAATTCAGTCCAAACCCATGTGATAAAAGCAGATAAAAGTAAAAATAAACCACCATTAATAAAAAATTGTACTGAACCTCCAGGGTTTGGAAATGGAGGTAATAATACAGAAACAGCTATTACAAATTGTTGTATAGCTAAAGCGAAAATATAAAGAGCAAACCCAAAAAGAAATATTTTTAATAAAAATAAAATGAATAATAATACGTGTAAAACATAAATTAGAGCATATAAAATTGGTCTAAATATAAACATCACAAATGTGAATAATAAAAATATAATATCCCACTTAAATGAAGAATCATTAGTAGGAAATTTGTTGTTGTCACTTTCACAACTTGGGTCTAAAATATTTTTAACTGAAATAAATCTATTAGGTAACGTACCTTTACCATATTGGTCAATCAATTGAGATACAGTATAAACTTTATTGAAAGCCATATTATAGAATGTATCCTCACAATCTATAGCAGCTTGTGGATCAGCATAATCATCCCAATCTAAACTGAACGCATATGATTTGGCTCTTTGTGATTGGGATATTATATTATTACCATTAGCATTCCATCCGTACTCTCTAACATTTGGTACTAAGAAGTATGCTCGTTTGATATTTTCAGATAAATTTGGTGATTGATTCCACTTAATTTTGAATCTATATTTACCCTTTGTTGGGATACCAATTGATGGGTCATCAGATATTATCCTTTCACCAAATTCATTTGTAGTTACATAATCTAAATTCATTGGTACATCAATCAACCAAGTCCCATTGTCATCAATAACTTGACCACCTTGTTCCAAGGCAAATACTTCTAGGATTGGTTTTCCTGTATTATCTAAACTTGTTGTTTGTCTAATTGCTAATATCTCACCAGGACCAGCAATCAAACTACAAAGTTCACCTTGTTTGAATTTAGGTTTACAATTTTGTTTTAATGATAGGTCATCAACATTTGAAAATATTGACCCCATAAATATGGCCGTTGGTTGGATGGTAATATTGGCCTCACCAGTCAAATCAAAGTCAGTTCTTGTTATACCAATATTACATATCTCAGGTTGACCCCATAAAGGTTCAACATTAATGATTCTATTAATTGTAACGATTTGTGGTAATTCATTTAAATTTGTTGATGATTTAAATTTAGTACCAGCAACTTGAGCATCAGTTGCCCTACCCATCCTAATAAGATCTTGTGGTGACAATGAAAATTCACCAATATCAGATAGGTCAATATCAATATGTAATGTCTGAGTCCCTCTTGGAACTCCAAAAATCATAAAGTCGCCACTCTCATTTGTTACTGCAGTATATCTAAAATATTTGTCAAAGACTTCAATGTAACTTGGGTTAGTTAAAATATCTTCTTTTTCAAAGAATGTACCAGTTGGGGAGTGGTTACTATAAGATTTTGTATAAGGTAATAAGTTATATCTATAACCATCTTCATTTGTATCTGAAACAGATTTATAAGGGTATAAATCAGTTATGATTGGGTTATTTTCATCTTCATTTGACAATGGTATGAAAATTGAAACTTTACAATTAGGTAAACCAAATCCTTGGTTAGCGGTAACTCTACCTATGACAACACCATAGTCGGAGCATTGTCTTGTATAAATTTGACTTTGTGTTATTTTAAGTGATAATACTTCTAAGAACTCAAAATCTTGGTCTAATAGTACTTTAATTGACTTATCTACACCTACTTGGGTTCTTAATCTATAAGAATTTGACATCTAATTTTACTTTTTTGATAAATAGTTTATAAACCATTTTCAAAATGATAAGTCAATTATTGTTAAAATAAATTATCAAGAAAAATTAACGGTCTTAAGATTCTTAACTCTGACATTAATATCCTTGTTAGAAAATCTAATTTGATACATTTGTGTTGGTTCGGCAAATATGGTATCATCAATTAACTCAATTTGTCTTGTCGTGCTATCAATGTATCTTTGTGATGTCTGTGATGAGGAATACTGACCACCAACTCTATTAAATGCTTGGATTTCTGAGACTGATATTACACCATTTTCTGATTGAATAATTCTTCTGATTTCAGACACGTTTACATTTTGTCCCATTTGTCTGTTTGCGGGGTCAAAATAAGTTGTAACAGAATCAATAATCTTAGTAACAAAAACACCTTGGTTCTGACTATTATCTAATACAACATCAATGTTGATTGCCAAATCAACAACATTCGCAGATTCTATTGAGATATAATCATTAATCATTCGATAGTTTGATAAATAATTTGCAATATTATTTTTTAAAGTATTTGATGTAATTTCAGTTAATTTACCTGAATCATCGTATGAAAGAATTTTTACTTTTATCTTATTATTTTCTTCAGTTATTGATACCTTTGCTGGTGCTCCAAACTGAGATGGCATTGTTCTTAGAATTGATTCATAGTCATTGATAGTTACGGCTCTGTTCTGAGCTGAAAAGTTAAATGCTACCAAATTTCTTACTTCTTCAGTTGATGGGAATCCTGCACCACCGATTGCTGCAACAACATTATTACAACTTAATGAATTAATTACACTTGTATTTACGGAATCAGAAGGACCATTAACAAAAAATGAAACAGTACCAACTTGATTTATAACTCCAACACCCAAATTTGACCCAAGACCACCACCAACTCTATATTGTACAAACAAAGTTGTATTTGCCTTTAAAGTACTTCCCAATGCTAAATTGTTTGAATATTTGTACAAATCTAACTTAAATCCATTTCTTGCGAATTCCGCAAGTTGTTCATCAGCGGATTGACTTCCACCACCAAATGTTAATTTCATAAATCCTTCAGCGGTATATTCACTAATGAATTTTGTACTTGTTGTAATATACCTACCAACTTTAATACCAGGTTGATCAGATACTTTGGTTGGGTCTTCAACAAATACCCTATCTTCAGCTAAAGCTTTTACTTCGTACCAACGATTATCTAATCCTTGAAATTCTTGTTCTGATGGAATGTTAGCATATTGAGTACCATCTTTTAAAAGGACACTTGTAATGCCTAATACGTTTCGTTCAGGTAAAAAAAGTTCAAAAAATGGTTTTACATCATTTGGAGTTATAACTCTTTTGAAAACTTTAGTTAAACCATTTACGACTGTTTCTCTTTTAACAATAGTATAATTTAATAACTTATTGTTGGCATCAAAGTTTGGAATTTTTAATCTATTTGGGTAACCTTCAGCACTTAAACCTGATGCAAAATCAATGTCATAAACAGTTTCAAATATTTGTCCAGCACCATTTACTTGAGCACCTCTTCGTAAAATACCACAATATCTTAAATCTTCTCTATCACCAAATGCGGGAACTGTTATTGAGAAATCCACTAAACTGACTGATGGTCTAAGTCCTGGTATTTTTAAACCATACGTTCTTGCAATATTAAAAATAGATGAACGTTGTTGGGCATATTGAAGGACTGTTTCTTGTACACTTCTATCTATATTGAATTGTAAGTTATCTGAAACAGCAGCATTTAAATCTAATAAAGCTGAGAATACAGAAGCATCATTAAAGTTTTCAATCAATTCAGGATAATAGGTTCTTGTAAAATTAATAAGTTCCGTTCTTATTGATTGAAAATCTCTGGTTGTATATGATATTTTTTTGTTTGCCATAATTAAATGTTAATTATAACGAAATCACTACTATTAAAAGCAGTATCAGTTATTGTGTAATCTATTTTTATTTTTGCGGTATGTTCTTTCTCTGAAATACCAGGTACTCGATATTCTCTTTCATTATTCTCATTGATATATGTACCTTTATCTTCCTCACCCATAGAGGCTGGATTTATTGATATGTTATTAATAATGATACCTGGTAAATATTCAGATACAGAATCCCTTATTTCGGCTTCGATGTCAGAAAATGTAGGACCATCTAATGGTTCAAAAATATATTCGTATAATCTTGTACCAAAATCAGGAAGATAATATCTTGTTCCCTTTCTTGTTAACAACAAGTGTATCAAATTACTTCTAATTTCTTCATCTGATGTTTGTGATAAAGAAAGATAATCCCCTTGATAAGAATCTCTAAAAGGAAAATTTATACCATATGTTGTTCCATTAGCCATAAATATAAATATACATTTAATAATATTTCTATAAATACCATAAAACAAAAAATCACGACATTAAGTCGTGATTTATATTTTAAGCTGAACAACCAAAACATTCAAATGGTGAATCCGTTGGTTTGTTAGTTGTTGGCTCAACGTGTGGTAATGTAGGTGTTGTTCTTGGTTTATCCATTTTTGATATATCCATTGCCAAATGTTTTGCACCAGTTGATATCGCTTTAGTTCTTACATAATAACAAAGAGTTTTCAATCCTTTTTGCCAAGCGTGGAAATGTGATGATGTAATCTTTGACAAAGTTGGGTTACCCATATAAATGTTCATAGATTGTGATTGGTCAATAAAGGGACCTCTATCTGCTGCCATATCAATCAATTCCCTTTGTGATATTTCCCATATTGTTTTGTACTTCTTAATTAAGTGTTCAATACGTTTAACCTTTTGGTTGTATTTCTTATCTTCAGGATCTAAGTAGTTGTTAAAGTTAATATTTTGAATTGACCCTTCGTTATAAATTATTTCGTTTTTAAGGTCTTCTCCCCATATTCCAAGTTTCTCAAAATCACTTATTAGATACTTGTTAACAATCATAATTTCACCACCAACAACTCTTCTATTAAAGATTGCGGAATGAGCTGGTTCAGTCATTTCATAACTTCCTGTTATCTTAGCAGAGCTTGCAACTGGCATCTGTGCAGTAAATAATGAATTACAAACACCAAAGTTCATTACATTCTTTTTTAACGAATCCCAATCCCATCTACCTGATAATTCAGATTCTTTAAATCCCCACATATCAAATTGGAATATTCCTTGTGACATTGGTGAACCATCAAAGTGGGCATATTTACTATAATCACCATCATATACCATCTTGTTACTTTCAACAATAGCCGCATAATAAATTGTCTCAAAGATATCTTTGTTTAATTGTTTTGCTTCAGTAGATGTGAACTCATAATCCATAAGATAGAATACATCAGCTAAACCTTGTGTTCCAATAGCTATTGCTCTTTGTTCTCTTCCACCCTTTTCACCTTTTGAAGTTGAATAATTGTTAATATCAATAACCTTATTTAGTGCTCTTACTACTTTTCTTGTTTCATCAAACAATAATTCAAAATCAAATTCACCATCTTGTACAAAGTTTTTCAATACCATTGAAGATAGGGTACAGATTGCTGTAGTTTTTTCATCAGTAAATTGGTAAATCTCGTTACAAAGATTTGATTGTTTAATAACCCCGATGTTTTGGTGGTTAGTTTTATTATTAGCGTTATCTTTTGAACATAGATAAGGAACACCAGTTTCAATTTGAGATTCAATTACTTTTGTCCAAACATCTTGTGCTTTTACTTTTTTACCAATACCCATACTTACAGCTTGTTCATAAACACTTTCGTATTCATTACCAAAACATTCTTGTAATGGTTTTAGTCCCGCTTTCTTAATGTCATTTGGACAGAATAAATACCAATCTCCACCATCTTTCACGGCTCTCATAAAGTTATCAGGTATCCATAGAGCTGTGAATAAATCTCTTGCTCTTAATTCTTCAGCTCCAGTATTCTTTTTAATATCCAACAAATCAAAGATATCTTTGTGCCAAGGTTCAAGATATATTGCTGCAGAACCAGGTCTTCTACCTTGTTGGTTAAAGAATCTTAATGATTCATTTGCAATTTTAAGGTATTTCAATAACCCACCAGCAAATCCACCTGAGGTGCTTAATCTACTCTCCTTACTTCTAATATTTGACATACATAGTCCAATACCTGCAGCATCAGCAGAATAAGTAGAGATGTCGTTCATTGTCGCTAACAAACCCTCTCTAGAGTCATCGTTGTTATAATGTAATACACAAGATGCCAATTGTGGAATCTTCGTACCCGCATTAATCATAATCGGTGTTGCAGGTGAGATAAGTTGATTTGATAACGACTTATAATATTCTACGGCTTCATCAAATGATTTAGTTACCCATAGAGCAACTCTCATATACATATGTTGGGGTCTTTCAATGGTAACACCTTCTGGTGTTTTTAACAAATACATTTCAAATAATGAACGCCAAGCAAAGTAATCAAAGTTATAATCGTTCTCATGATTTATAACTTCATCAATGTTTAAATCACCATAAGAATCAATCATATTGATTAATTCTTGATTAATAATACCAAGGTCGGCTAATGACTTCATTGTTTCACAAAAACTTTCATTAGTTTCTTTGTGATATGAAGATATTGCAACAGAAGAAGCCAACCTCGAATAATCGTGGTGGCTACCAGTATATGATGCGGCAATCTCATAAATCAATTTATCCAATTGTTTTGTTGAAATCACACCCTCTGTTGGTACTGAAGTAATAACTTTAATAAAGATTTGATCTGAATTAACACTTAAGTTTTTACTTGCTTTTTTAATTCTATTTTGAATTTTTGTGGGGTTAAAGGCAACAACCTCCCCATTTCTTTTTTGAATTCTTAATGACATAATTAATTTTTAAAAATCGTCTGTGAATGAAATAGTTTCGTTAAGTTTTGCTTTTTGATACTCCATAGTTCTTGATTCAAAGAAGTTACCTTTAGTTTCAATTGCAATTTGTTCCATAAATTTGAATGGTTGTTCTACATTGAATTGTTTACTACATCCAAACTTAACCAACAAACCATCAACAACAAACTCCAAATATTGTTTCATAAGGTTAGAGTTCATACCAATTAAAGACACCGGTAGTGACTCTGTGATAAACTCTTTCTCAATTTCCAAAGCTGAAAGTAATATTTCTTTAATTCTTTTTTCACTTGGTTTATTCTCAATATGATTATTCAACAAGTGAATTGCGAAATCACAATGTAGGTTTTCATCTTTAAAAATCAAGGAGTTTGCATTACAAAGTCCTTGCATAATACCTCTAGATTTTAACCAAAAAATAGAACAGAAAGAACCTGAAAAGAAAATACCTTCAACCGCAGCAAATGCTACCAATCGTTCTTGGAATGATGCTTTCTCAATCCAATCTAACGCCCATTTAGCTTTTTTCTGAACCGCAGGTAATCTGTCAATAGCATTGAAGCACTCATCTTTTTCTTGTGGATTTGAGATGTAAGTATCAATTAGTAAAGAATACATTAAAGAGTGGATATTTTCCATCATTAATTGAAATCCGTAAAAGAATTTTGCTTCAGGATATTGTACTTCCCTATAAAAGTTTTCAGCCAAGTTTTCATTTACAATTCCATCAGATGCCGCAAAGAATGACAATACGTTTTTAACGAAGTATTGTTCGTTCTCAGACAAGTTCTGCCAATCTCTGATGTCGTTGGTCAAATCAACTTCTTCTGCTGTCCAAAAGGCCGCTTGGTGTTGTTTATAGTATTCCCAAATATCGTGATATTGTATGGGGAAAATTACAAAACGATTTGGATTTTCTGTTAATATTTTTTCTGTCATAATTAATTGGTGTTTTCTCTTTGTTTTCTTTTTTCTAGTAAATCTTTAATTCTTTGTCTATTGTTTTCTTCTTTTTGTTCTTCGTGTCCTAAGAATGTAACTGAAGCCTCAGTATCAATTTCTAACATACTATTGTCAAACTTACAATTCTCGAAGATAATTCCATCATCACCAATCCTTGATTTTGTAATCGCAATTGTTGCCAACTTCATTTCCTTTTGTTGTAATGTTTTTGCAACTGAAATGATTACGTGTCCAACTTGAGCCTTCTTGATTGACCCACCCATTTGGTCTGTTGTTACAACTTCAGATGAAATTGAACTTCTATTACCTTGGGTTGCAGTCCAACCTACCAAGTTTAACTCGTGACACATAGCTTCAAATGCTCTCATTACCGAACCCTCTGACTTCCATTCGTCACCCAAGTTTTTCTCAGGAACAACACAATCGATGTAATCTAATAAAATCATATCAATTTTACACCCATCAGCAATCTTTTTTCTTACAAGATTTTTAATTTGTGTCATTGTCATTGTATCAGATGGTAGTTTTTCAAGTATTAATTGATTGTCCATTTTTTGTTCAATCTCTTTTACTTTTATAATAACTTCATCCTTCTTATTAGACATATCATCAGGATGTATTTTTGTCCACAAAGTAAAATGTTTTCTTTGAATTACTTTTGGATTATCCTCGAAAAATACTTGTAGAACATTATAACCTAAGTTAAATGCGTGATTTGATATTTTAGTAAGTAATGTTGATTTACCCACACCTGTTGGTGCTAAGATAACACCAATTTCTCCTTTTGCTAAACCACCTTTAAGTAATCTATCAATACCAGGAATACCCATAGGAATTGGGTGTCTATAATCATCATTTAATACATCATCCAAGTTAGAAAAAACATTTAACATTCCATCTTCAACTAAACCTACTTGAAGGGCTTCACGTATCATTTCCTCAAGGGCATCATAGTTTTCAAATTCACCACCATCAATTACCTTTTGTGCTTTTGTAATTGCTTTTTGAAGTTCTTGTTGTTTACAAAACTTCAATGCTTTTTCTTGTACAAATTCACCACCAGATATTGGTGCATCTTTTACCTTTTTGATTGTATCAATAACAACCTTGGCAATATTTTCTTGTTGAAATTCTGATTTGGTGATTTGTTCTAATGTGTCAAAAGTGGGAACACTCTCCCACTTTTTATAGTACTCCTTAATCATTTGAATGATTAGTTTGAAGTATTTGTTTTCAAAATAAGTAGGTTCAATAACATCCAAAATTGACCTTGAAAAATTATTGTCTACCACAATTTGATTAAGTAGTTGTATCTGAAAACCACTTCCTAAATAATCAAAATTTTTATTAGATGACATACGTTTGAATTGTTGTATGAATAAATATTACACTCTAGTACTAAGTCCCAAATAATCAAAAGAAAGATCTTTAGATGAAAAAAGACCACTCAAATCTTGTAAAATTGTTTTGATTGTTTGTCTAATGTCAACTGTGTATCTAATCTTCGGGGGGTAGATTTTAGCGTCAAATCTTCTGTGACAAAGTAACTTTTCCCCTTGTTTTAAATAAATGTTAAAGTATTCAGGACCATCAACATATGATGTATTCAACAAAGATGGATTGTTTTGAATATCATATTGATTCTCCAATAGATAAGAAACTGCCTTCATCTTAAGTTGATAATTTAATGATGCTATCATATCATCCATATACTCTTTGAAGTCCATAGAATTTCTTGCATCAGAATTGTACTCTCTTACATTGAAATATCTTTGAACGATTATATTATCATTCACCATCATTAAGAATTCCAATTTTGTAATGTCTTGTTCTCTCATTGTTTTGTTACTTTTTTGTTTTAAAATTTTGTTTTTCTTTTCTTGTTAGTTTTAAAAATGGTTTTACAAAGTTTACCCAAGCGTCATCACCTTTAGGTAAGAATTTAAAGAATCCATCTTCCATCATCATTCTTATCAGGTTTCTATGTCCTCTACCATCAGGGTCTAAAGTTTCCTTATAATAAAGTTCAACCATATTTTTACCTTCATCATCAATCAATGGCTCAGACAAATCTACAATCTTTTTATTAATTTCAAAAAATTCATCACCATAAATTCCTGTTTTGGTCTTACCTGTAAGAAGATTTTTTAAAGCGGTATTATTTTTATCTTCTTTTAAGAGTATTTCTGCTTTAGATAAAATATCAACAATTGTTTGTTCTTGTTCAAGTAATTCTGGAAATAATTTAAATAAAGTTTTATCACCCAAATAATAAATTCCATCAATATTATCAGATTTATCACCAGCCAATATCTTGTAAATCAAAATATTGTTATGCGGAATCTCGTGTTCTTTAAGTTTAATTTTATCACCAAAACTATACAATTGTTTGGCTGATGGTGAATAAATGGATACATTTTTTGATATAAGTTGGGTTAAGTCTTTATCTGATGAAAAAATGGTAATCTTTTCGTCAGATGCTATCTGACAATAATACGCAATTAAATCATCAGCTTCATTATTTTCTATGTTCACTTGGCGAATGAACATCTCTTCTAAGTATTGTTTAACCCTCTCCTTTTGATGGGTGAATGATTGAACTTTAAACTCATTTTGTTCTTGGATTCTGTTTTCTTTGTATTGGGGGTAAATTATTTTTCTTTTACTTGAATTCCCTTCACCATCCCAGAAAACAACTATTTTATCAAAATTGTATTCTTCAATGAATCTTCTAGTTGTATTTAGGAAATGCCATAAACCCCCAATATGATTACCATTATGGTAATAATCTTTCACACCATGATAGCCAATTTTAAGTAAATTGTTTCCATCGATTAATAGTGTTTTAGTCATTTAAAATAAAGTTAATTGTGTGAACGATTTTTTTTCTGTTTTTTCTATCATATACTCATTCAAGAACTCCGTGAAAATAGCTTCCATTACAGGAACACATATGGAGTTACCAGCTAAAGCTACGTGGTTCTTAGTTGTTAAACTTGTTGATAATAATTTATCAATATCTTCTTCTCTAACACCCATAAATCTATAGGCTTCTCTTCCTGTTATAGTTCTTATTCTTCCATCAACCATAATCTGTGGT